CTAGGGCTTGAGGACGATCAACCCTCGCCTGCGTGCGGCTTGTTCCATGTGGGCCGTACCGCGTCCACCTGGAAGGACAAGGCAGGCATCGGCATACAGGCTCATCTGGACATTGCGGATTGGCCCAGCCGCACGGCCATGCTTGCCCCAATCTGCCGGGAATTGCTTAACGGGGATGCCCTGTGATACTGCCCACGCCTCCCCCATCCTGTCGGCCCCAGATGCGCCGCCGCTGACCACTTCTGAGGGGAGGCCATGCGCTTCAACCCAGCGGGCAGTCATCAGGTTAAACACTTGCCGATTGGCGAAGTTCCGGCCCCCGCAAATGATGAGCTTCATTTCCACTCCCGCACTCGCTTCAAGTGCGCTTCATCCAGCACCGCCTGATCTTCTGCCAGCAACCCGTACATCCCATCTCGCGCAAATGGCCCGCTCGTGCTGATCGGGTCCACGGGCAGCTTCAGGCCCAGTTCTAAGAGGCGGTGCGTGGCGAGGTTGTGGTCTGCCGGGGCGTAGGTGCTGCGCCCGTCGCAGTAGCGGCGGCTGTAAATGTGGATAGTCTGGATGACGGATTCAAGGGCGACAATGCGGGCCTGTAGTTCCTTGAGCTTGCTCATGGGTGGGCCTCCAGTCGGTACACCATTGCGGCCAGCAGTGCATAGCCAGCAGAGGGGTAGGCCGCCTCCCAATCATCGGGGCTGATCTCCCCATCTTCATCTGCCACAGCAGCGGCGTACTCCTGCGGGCCGGGACCATGAAGGATGTTGCCCATCTGCCAAGCGATGCCCCGTTCATTCAAGGTACGCACGCACGCCTCTTGCAACTCGCCGCCGTGGGTGTCCGCACAGGCCCATTGCAGATGAACCGATACCCAGTAGTTGTCGCTGCCCAGCCTCACCTGAAAGTGGTTGCCCTCGCAGTGCTTGAACCGTTCCGGGGCCAGCACGGCGGCGCGGTGAAGGAATTGCACGAGGTTTATCAGGAGTTGCCGCCGCTCAGCTTTGCTCCTCATCCCTCCAGCCGCGCCGCTCACAGTGGTCCCACGCGCTCAAAGCGCCCATCTGCAAACTCAGAAAGCGGGCGCACCCAGACCGTGCCAGTGGTGAAGGCATAGTGGTGTTCGGCTTGAACGTAGGACTGATAGACAACAACCTGTGTAGTGTCTGCTTCCATGCGGGCGTTCAGCAGCACCATATACAGCCCTTGCGTTTTGACGTGCCTCCAGATGCTTTCTGCTGGGACTTCCATGCTCATCTCCCTTCCTGTACGGGCACATTCAGCGCCTTGAGTGCGGCGTGAAGCAGTCGCCACTGTGTTGTCTCAAAGCCCAGCACATCATCTGTGTCCGGGTCAAAGTCCTGCTCATTGAACGCATCCCAGCAGGCGAACACATCCCGGCCCCCATCTAGGACAAGCTCAAACCCTGCGGGGAGGGTGCCAGCGCGGGCGGCGTCAAACAGTGCCTCTATGCTTTCGTAGCGGGCAGGCGGGGCGCTCATCCCTCCCCCTGTGCCTGCTGCCCCTCGGCCTGAGCCAGCGCGGCCAGCATGGCGCGGCACTTGACTTCAGGGGCCAACTCCAGCAGAAACCGCTCCCAGCTAATCCAGTCGGAGACACCGCGCTCGTACATCGCTCGCAGTTTTGCCACGTACTCATCCTCAAAGCCCAGATCAAACAAGACGCGGCCTTCTGCAAGTGAGCAGGCGTTCAGATCGGTGCTGTATTCGGGAAGCTCCTCCAGTAGCGTGAATGCCTCATACGGATCGCCATTTTGAATGTCCAGAGGTGTCAGCCACACGCCTTCCTCGCAGGGCTTAAACCCGTATACCCGCTCTGCAACCGCAATGCGGAGAGCTTGAAGTTCTGCCCGTCGCTCTTCACTCTGTGCCTGTGCAATGCGGGCCTGAGTTTCATGGTCATGCTGAAAATGGAGATTGCTCATTTCTCTCCCTCCCCCTCGCACACTTCGCCTCGCCGTGCCCCGTCCACCAGCACGGCCTTACACGCGCCCTGGCCTGGAACCGTGTAGGTGATGACGGTGGCCTGTCCAGAGACGAACTGATGGTAGACGTGCGAGGCCGAATCAAGCGCACGCAGCCAGCTCATGACGAACAGCAAAACGAAGAAGGCGACGATGATGATGGCGATTGAGCCGACAATATCCAGCAGGGTAGGAGCCTTCACTTTCCCTCCAATGCAGGCAGAATCCCCAGACCAGTCAACTGCTCTTCAATGTAGTGGGCAGCTTGTAGCGGCCCCTCAATCGTCCAGCCGTTTGCGTCCCCCACGGTTGGGTAATCAGCCTGCGCTCTCTTGACGGCATATACCTCCCAGACGATGCCCAGCACGTTGTCCTCATCTGGTGCCCGCCAGATACGGAGTTCAATGCCCAGTTCTTCGGGGAGGCGCATGGCGAGTGCGGCGAGGGCTGACATGTCTGTGCCGCTCACTTCTCCCCCTGCGCCTCTGCCCCAGCGTGGGCCATCATCCATTCCACGGTGCCGCGTAATGCCTCCCAGTCGCCTGCGGACAGCACCTTTGACGCGGCGAGGATGAAGTCTGGAAGCTCAGTCGGGTACACCAGCGCCTCCGTTGCTTCAATCTGCCCGGACAGTTGCAGCATGGTTTCCAGTGGGACGCCGTACAGCGGGGCCAGCTTACTCAGGATGCCCATGCCGGGTTTGACGATCCTGCCCGTCTCCAGTTGACTCAGGTAGGCGTTGTTGACGCCCGTAACGTGCTGAATGTCTTTGAGGGTGAGCTTCTGGGCGGTGCGGGCGCGGCGCAGGACTGGCCCCAGTTCGCCGTTCATTCTTCTGCCCCAGCGTGGTGGGTTGGATCGGGCAGGACTTCAAACAGATCACCGATGCCTACAGGCTCCCCCAAAAAGTCTGAGATGCCAAGCCATTCCTGAGGCATCTTGTCGGTCTTTTTCTTGTTGCAGGTAGCGCAGCTAAATACGATATTCTCCCCACCCCCGCCACCTTTAGTAATTGGGATGACATGATCCCTGTGAATGTCTCGATCATCCAAGGGCTGGCGGCACCACCAGCAAAGCTTCCCGATTTCCAGCCAACGCTGACGGGCAATAGCGCTTGAGTGAGTTGATCGTAGGTATGTGAGGCTGTATTGCCGCTTCTTGGCGCAGGGGCGGCATAGCGTCGTTTCTAATTTTTTATGAGTAGTGAAAATTTCAATGCCGCAACGCTGGCAGACGGTCACTTGCTCTCAACGCCTTTTGTGCGGGCCTCCATGCGCTCAAGTCCCTCAAGCACCCACGCCTCAAGCTGGGCATTTCGGCTAGGGGCTACACCGCCCATCTGGGCATAAAAACGGGCCATCACGGCGTCAATCCGCTCCATTGTTTCTTCGTCTAGACGCAGGCTGGCGAGCTTCTTGCTACTTGGCATTTCTAACAAACCGTATCACCTCGCCTCTAGTGTAGCACTTTTGACATAGGTGCTACACCCTGCTACACTGGAAGTATGGAAAACAACCCCGGCCCGCTCCTCAGCAGCCCCACCCCGCCCTCTCCCGCCTATCAAGTGGCCTGTTTCGTGTGGCATGAACTGACAGGCCGTAAAGGTGTCGGGAATGAGCTGGAGAGCTACCACCCTTCCACGCAGCGGAACATCTTTTATGCGCTGGTGGAGTGCGCCGAATCCGTGATTAGCCGCCTAGGCGGCATTGGCTATGAACCTGCTGAGCCGCCTTCCTTCCTGTTTGACGAGGACGGCGAGTTCACCACTTGGCCCACGAAAGCCGACTAAGCCCCCGCCCCGGCCCTTCGGGGCCACTCAGGAGGAGAGAGGATGAGCGAGGAAGAAACCTATCGACTGACCTTCAAGGAAACAGGCGAAACGCAACAGTTCACGGGCAATCTGGAGTACGGCCTGTCTAAGACACGCTTTACGGACTCATACCTTTACATGCGCGGAATATCTTGGCAGCGCAGCCCTCTCTTTTCCGTGCGTCGGCAGTTCATCCGTGAAATGGAGGCGGGCGCAGCATCGGCTGAATCCCCCCTGTGGCGGCTTGATCGCCTGCCCACCCCCACCGGGGCCACTCAGGAGGAGAGATGAGCGAGATTGAACTGGCATTTGAGCAAGCTGAGATGCTGTACCAGATTCAGGGCCTCCAAGAAGCAGGGGAAGCCTATTATCACGACTCCGTGACGGATGGTCTGATTCTGGCTCTGGCAAAGCTGGCGGGCGTGCACTACGAGAACCAACCCGAGGCTCAGCCCCCGGAGATCAAGCAAGGGGTGTGCGACTGGCACGGCAAGAAGTATTGCGGTCCCGAGGACGGTTTCGCGTGCGAGGCCCCTAAATGCTACGTCTCTCGCCCCACCCCCACCGAGGCTCCCCATGACTGAGCTTGAGCGGGTTCGGGGGCTGGCTGATAACGCTACGGGCGGCACTTGGTACGCACGCTATTCAGGCGGGGGCACGCATGAGGTTCTGAGCCACTGCGGCAGTGATACATCCGTGGTTGCGGAGAGGATGTACGAGGGGGACGCGGCCTTGCTGTCCAGCGCAAAAGACACCGCCCGCAAGTACGCCGATGCGCTGGGGGAAATTGAGCGCCTGAAGGGTGTGCTGGAGTGGTACGCCGATGCCTGCAACTGGAATCAGGGCATAGATCGTGAGGGGTTCCCCCAGGACAGTGGTGCCCAAGAAGACGAGGGGCAACGTGCCCGTGCCGCCCTCGCCTCAGCCCCGGAGGAACGCCATGAGTGAATGCGCTCACTGCTGGCATACGGTAACGGTCTTGCTCACCATGCCCCCTCAGCACGAGCAAGTGTGCTGCTTCTGCGGAGAGAAGCGCAGACAGCGGGATATAGGGCAGCAACCAATGGGGCATGGGCCTTTCGCGCCCGCCCTTACCCTACCCAGTCCGCGCACCGCAATGGCCCGTGATCTCGGGATTGACGTGGCCGTTGCAAAGCGGGCAGGCGTGGGCCTGGGAATGCTGGACCCGGAGGAAAGCCATGAGTGAGCAAGTGCTGGTGAGTCGGGAATACCTCAACAATCTGCTGTCCTGCTTTGAGGAAGGCGGGGATTACGGGGCGCATTTTGTCCTGCCCGAAGGCGTGGACAGTCTGGAATTGGCGGAGTGGTGCAACACGCTTTATGCCGATCTGGAAGCGCCCGCCCTCACCCCGCCTGCCCCGGCTGAGGCTGATGAACTGCGGGCGAAGCTGGAAGGGGTAGCGCAGGAGTTGGAACGCGACAGCAACCGGATGCAGGACCACTACGCGCTGGGTCTGAGTGCCGCTGCTGGCAAGATTCGTGCCGCCCTCAAATCTGAGGCCACCCCATGAGCCTGCCCACTCTGCTCAAAGAGCTTGCCGTGCTGCTGCCTGAGCGGTTCTCGTATGACTGGACTATGCGGCGGATGGAAGTCCTTGTGCCCATGATTCTTGGCGGGCACGGCGTGTGGCGCAGGACGTATTACTGGGATGACACCGATTGGGAGTTGGATGACGCCTGCGCCTTCATGTGGGTTGAGAACGCGCTCAGGGAGGAATGCGAGGCGCGGGGGTGGGAGTGGAATGTCTGGCACAACCGACAGGAGGGGCAGTATTGGGCGCTGGTGTCCGGGGAACGGCGGGCGGATTACTGGAAGGTGTCTGCCCCCACGCCCGCTGAAGCCCTCGCCGCTGCCATGGTGAGCGCATTGGCTGCTGAGAAGGGGGAAGGATGAGTTACGTCATTGTTCTGAACCGTGACGAAATGCTGGGCGTGCTGGAAGAAAACGATGTGTCCTCTGCCTTCATTGAACGCGCTGCCTTGCGCGGCGAGGATAATGAGGTTCAGTTTTTTACCTTCCGTCAGGAGGCGATTGACTTCCTGAATGAGCATTATCGGCTGGAGTACATTCACCCAGACTCGCGCCGCCTAACGCGCTCCCAGACGGCACATATGCGGAAGGGGGAAGGATGAGCCTGCCCGAAGAAATGATGGCCCCAGAGGTGGCAGACGAGATTGTCGCCCTGCGAACCGAACACGAAGAATTGCGGCGGGCAGGCGGATACCGTGACCCTCAGCGCCGTCTCCTGATGGGGAAGCTGGAGGGATTGATCTTGGCGCTGGAGGCGCAGGCGCAGGCAAACCACAGGGTTGCACTAGTCCGCGAACGCATTCGCTGGTCCCGTGAAATCCTCAAACCCAAGACGCCCTAGCCCCATCCCGAAAAAGCCCCCACCAGCCCACGCCAGAGCGCAGGGAGGTGGGGGCTTGAGGTTGGGGAACGGTTCAGGTCGCTCATCTCACACAGACGCCCTATCTGTGTTTAAGGGCTGGCCCGCCCAAGATGCCCTCAGTGCCCGCTCCATAGGTATTTTAGCAGAACCGCCTGTCCTGTCCGGTAGTCCGCTACTTGGGCTGGCCGTACTTCTCAGCCATCGAAGGGGCGAAGTCGTCAGCCGTGGCGGGCCTATTCAGGGTGTCATCGTCAATGGCGAGGCTCTGGGGGTCCGTCACTGTCACCTCACCCGTAGGCGCATCAGGCAGGGCCGCGCCCACATCCCGCGCCGCCTGCTTCACCCGCTCATCCAGCATCCCCCACGCCTTGTCCAGCGCCTTCTTCGCTGCTTCCCGCAGGAACACGTCATCCAGGTCCGTCATGCCCAGCGGTGTGGCAGCGGTGAGGGTCTTGTACTGGGCCAGCAGCAGGTTCAGGGCCAGATCGCCCTTGCCCCGGAGCAGCTCACCGTTCTTCAGCAGGAGGGCAATGGCGGCCTGCTCAATGCGCGGGATGACTTGCGCGGCGATGGTGGTCAGGACTTTCTCGCGGATGCTGCTCCAATCAAAGTTGCTCATGGTGTTACTCCTGTTTGAAAGAGGGCGGACTACTCAACCGTCAGGGTGGGGGCAGGTCGCACGGTGGGCGGCGTAATGGATTCAGTCGGCGCGGCGGGCGGATTGTCCTGGGGCGCGGCGGCGGGCTTTTGTTCGACTGGGTTACTGGCTTGCTTGAGCATCTTGTAAGCCCCGTTGGAGGTCACGAAGGCAATGACCGCCACTGCTACCCCCATCCATCCGGCCTTGTCCTGAATGGCCTGATACGCGACGATGCCCCCGCCGATCAGGGCGGACAGGACAGCGCTGATCTTCACAGCGTCCGGCCCGTCCTTCTTGAACCGCGCCTTCCAGAGCGATGTGAGCGGCCCCACCAGCGCGGCGGCCAGGATGCCAATAAATGTCGTGAGTGCCGCGCTCACTTCGGGCGAGACGCCCTGAATGACAACCGTTTCCATTACTCCCCCTTGTCCAAATAGCGAACCCAGGTATCCGGCCCACTGGCGTTAATCACGACTTCCTCAGCGTTTCGGATGGTGAGTTTTCGTCCGCTATAGTCGGTCCACACGCCCTGCCCGGTGTTCACCAGCAGGCGGCCTTTTACGGGCAGCGCGGGGCTGCTCGTCACAGGCGGGGCAGGCTTGGGGGTGGCAACAACGACGGCGGGTGGCTTTACGGGGTCCAGCAGCCCTTCGGCCTCCCAGCGGCGCATCAGTTGATCGCTGGCTTCAAAATGCATCGCGTCAGGCCGTGCCCAGCCCGCGCCCCAGTACCATCCTTCAGCGTGCATGTAGGCGTACAACTCCAGAATCCCCGCCTGAACGTAAGCCCCGCCCAGCGGCACGAGTTCCCCATTGATTTTGAGGTCAATGGCCGCGCCGAACGCATGGTTGGAGGGCACGCCCGGATAGCCGCGCACGCAGCGCACGCAGAGCATCCCCGCTGTGCCGATCACGTCATACAGCTCCGGCTTCTCCGCCTTCACCTGAGCGAACACCCGGGTCAGGCTCTCCACAGCAGGGCGCAGGCCCGTCACCCGGAACGGCCCCACGTCCGCCGTGATGAGCGCGGCTTTGAGTCGTGGGCTTGTCGGCTGCCCGCATTCTGTGGGGAGGGGTGTGGCAGGCTGCCCGAAGATGTCGAGGACGGTTTCAGGGCGGCAGTAGGTCAGTCCACTGTTGATGCTGCCCGGTGCGGGGATAGGCAATCGTGCGGCGTAGTCGGTCATTCTTCTCCTGTCCGCACGCTTGCCACGTCCACAATGCGGAAGGGGCCATAGCTGCGCGATTTGATGACGGCCTCCATACCGGGCCGCACGGTGCGCCAGAACTCCCCCGGCTGGATGTTCAACCCGTCTACCTTGAGCTGGCTGCTGAACGTGCCCACGAACGGCCTCCGCTGCCCCTCAAGGCGTAGCTCCCGCTCTACCCGGTCCACCCCCGTCAGCGTGGCCCGCACGGTGGTTGACGGGGCGCTCAGCAGCACGAACACGGGGGCCAGCAGAATCAGACGCAGGCCCTTCACGCCGACCTCTTGTTGCTGTTCATGGTCAGCCCTCTCTGTTTCAGTTCAGCGGGCTTCCTCGCGTAGTGCCAGCGCCAGAAAATCATGTCGAACAGTTGCCAGCCGCCCGTGATGGCCTGCGCGATGTTGGCAAAGATCAGGCGGTGCGGGCTGGAGGTGCGCTCGGCTTCCAGCACGCCCGCCGTCAGCACGTAGGTCAGCAGCAGCAGCAGGCCCAGGACGCGCCACACGTTCATGAACCGCGCCCGCTTGTATTGCGCGGCGTCCCAGGTGCCTTCCCGTTCCGGGGGGCGAACCACTGCCCACACGGCCATCAGGACGGCAAACAGCAGGATCGCCCCCACGCCCAGACGAATCCAGAACAGCGTTTCAGGGCCAGATTCTGCGGCGTACCACCATTCACGCAGGATTTCCATGCTCTGTTTCCTCCTCCTTGTGTGGCTCCATGACGCGGGCCATGTCGGTCAGGTCGCTGGGCTTGAGGCCCGCTTTTTCGAGTGCCTTGCGTGAAAAGGCCATGACGAACAGCGCGGCGGGAAACATGCCGGATGCTGTGCCAATGGCCCCGGCGAGGAAGGACGGCAGATGCGCGTACTCCTGGCAGAACACCGTGACGGTGCCCCCTGCTAGGCCGGACACGATCAGGGCCCCAACGGTTTTCCGTAGACTCACCCGCACGTCCAGCAGGAGGGTGACGCCGAACTGCATCAGGGCAGCGGCGATCAGTGCCCCGAAGGCCAGAACGTGTGTCGGGATGATGCTTTTCTCAGGCATACACCCTCCTTTTTCTTGTCCGGCAGAGCGTCAGCCCGTGCGCGGACCCCAGCAGCAGGGCCAGCAGGAAAGCGGCCCGCCTCATGGGTTACGCCTCCCCACCACCACGCCCGCGCTCTGCCACACGGCCAGGTGATCCGCCACCCACTGATCCAGCAGGGCCTCCGTCACCACGCCGTCATAGGAGACATTCGGCGTCGGCCCCTCAGTGGCGTAAGTGCTGAACCCGAAGTCCTTCCGGCGCGTCAGATCGCCACTCAGCGGCGCACCCCAGGCCACGAGGTTCCCGCCGACAAGGTTTGTCGTCTTGTCCATCGTGAAGCCCGACACGTAATTGCGGGCGTAGATGCCCGTATCCACCGTGCCGTCCGATTCCACTCGCGTCACGCCGTCTGGGAGGAAGCCGGTCTGCCCGATCCGGTTGTTCAAAATCTCGCCGTAGTTCATGGACGACATGGAGGCCCCAGTGTTCGTAGTCCGCACGTAAGTGTTGTTGATGACTCGCGTGCGGCTGCCTCCCGCGTCTCCCATGACTGTGGCTGAGCCACTATGGCTCTTGTTCCGGGCATCCCACGCCCCGTTGACGAGGTTGCGCTCAATCGTCAGGTAAGAGGCCGCTGTGCCCCCACTCTTGTAGGTGTTGAACACGTCCTCTACCTGCGAGACGCCGGGTTCGTTGTGAACCCAGTTGTCCTTGATTTCGATGCCTGCAATGCCGCTGATCTTGTTGAGCTGCACCGCCTGCACCCGGTACCATGCCTGATCGCCGGGGAGGTCAGACCATCCAGTCCCCGTACTCCGGTCCCGGTAGCGTCCATCAATGTTCTTGAATTTGTTCCGCAATGCCTTGACGGTGCCGCCGCCCGTGCCAGATTCCGACACGTAAATCCCGGTGCCGTTGAAATTGCAGTTTTCAACAATGACGTTTTTCGCGTACTCGAACTTGATGCCACCTGCCCGCTTGCCGTCTGGCAGGTCCATGCCCGGCGTGAGGATGCTGCAATCCCGAATAATCACGTCCACAGCCACAGTGCTGTTGACGCTGCCCACTTTGCCATTCCCAATCGCCCCGCGCCCCGTCCCGCCCCCGGCTGGGATGCTCACGGTGGCGTATTGCAGGATCAGGGGTTTGGTGGTGTTAATCGCAATGGCGCACTCACCCGTGGTCAGGGTGCGGGCGTTGTGGTCTGGGATGACGAGATAGCGCCCCGCGTCCGGCCCGCTGGCAATCGGGGTGATGCCCTTCGCTGTCAGGTAGGCGTCGTTGATCGTGATGGGTGCGCCCCAGGTGATCGCGCTGTACTCCGGTTCCACGTACTTGGCCGGGTCCGTGGGGGTGGCTCCGGCGATACTGACAGTCAGGTTGATGCTGTCGCTGAGCTGATTGTCCGAGGTGTCGAAAGCGCGGGCCGTGATTTTGACTGCGCCATTGTTGGCCGATGTGAAACTCGGGGTGGTTTCGTAGGGGGCGGTGGTCTTGCGTGCGAATTCCACGCCGTTCCAGTAGAAAATGACGTACTTGATCGCCACGTTGTCCGCTGCATTGGCGCGAAACAGGATGCTTTCTGCCGTGCTGACTGTTGTGCTGGGATGGTTCGGCATGGACAGCGCAACCGTGGGCGGCGTCACGTCGGGGGGAATGGGGATGGCAACGGTGGTGCCAGCCGTCGCGGTGGCGCTGACGTTGCCTGCCGCGTCGGTGGCGAAGGCTTCATAGCTGCGCGTGCCGTTCATGGCCGTGGTCAGAGGGGTGTCATCCTCCCAGGTCCAGGGCGCGGCGGTCACGGTGCCTAGCGTCATGGCGCTGGGGGCGGTGCGGCGGAACGTCACGCTTGCCACGCCCACGTTGTCTGCTGGAGTGGCAGTCAGCAGCGCCTTCCCTTCTGCCGTGACGGGGTTGGGGCTGACGGTCAGGGTCAGGGTGGGCGCGGTGGTGTCTGCCGGGATGACAGGGGCAATGTCCACCGTGACGACAAGTGGCTCAGAGGGCGGGGAGTAGGCAAACAGCGTGAAGGCTTTGGCTGTGTAGCTGCCTGCCGCTGCGCTCGTCTTGACTTCCACGGGGAAGGTGTAAACGCCGTTGACGGGCGTGAACTGCTCCCCGATCTTCTCGCCGTCCTTGTAATACTCCACCCGCGCAATCGTGCCGCCCGCCGCCGTGGCGATCAGGTCAAACGCGCCGGGGGCGGTGAAGGTGGTATTCGAGGCGGTGAGGTTGACGGTGGGGGGCGTGGTGTCGGGGGGTGCGTGGCCGTCCAGCAGCGCCAGCAACTCCGCAAAGATTTCTGCGAGGCGGGCGCGGAGATTGTTGTTCTGGTTCTGCGGCATGAAGCCTCCGGGGGACAATACGAAGCCCCCGCACGGGGCGGGGGCTAGGGCTGGCTGATTCTGTGTTTCGGTATAATCTGCGGCATGACCGAGCGTGAACGCGCCCAGCTCCGCCTTGCCCGCCTCAAAGAAGCTCGTGAGGACGGCTTTTTGTGGACCGCCAACGATGAGGAGGAATATCAGGCGCTGCTGGAAAAACTGCGCGTCCGCCCGAACTGGCGCTGATTTTTACTCTCAGACCCGCCACAGCCACTTGTAGAACGCATAGTGCGCGTCCGCCATCTGGTAGTAGCCCGGTACGTTGGGGTGCAGGTAATCGGTGATGTACGGCAGCGTCGGCAGCGTGCCGTCCGTGCGCGTGTTCGCGGCCCGTAGCTCGAACGGGAACCCGTAATCCGGGTCCACCGCCTGCGCCACGGGGCAGACGTAAATGCCCTCGCTCTCGCGCCCGCCGTAGGTGCTGAAAATCCGCTCCGCCCACAGATAGCGAATCCAGCGGCGCATGTGGATGAAGTCTACCCGCGCCGGGGGAATATTCGTGGCAATCACTACCCTGATGCCTGGCACGGCGGCCTGCACATTGGCAATGATGGCGTTCAGGTCACTCACCATGCCCGCAATTGTCGCCAGCGCCGCCGCCTCGGTGGTGTGGTACACGTCCGAAGTGGTCAGGTCATTGGTCCCGAGCATCACCTCGAAGGCGTCCCCGGACGCCATGCTCAGCCCGTTGGCCGTGAGGTACTGACTCAGGCTGAAGGCGGTCCCGGTGGGGTCTGCCCCATTGAAGGTGAAATTACTGGCCGCGTCCCGGTAGTGGAACGTAATGGTCTTGCCTTCCCAGCCTTCGCTCATCACGGCAGGCAGCCCCACGGGCACCTGCGTCCCGGCCCGCGTGCCGATGCTGGTGAGGGTCAGCGGATCGGCGGGGCGCTCGCTGAGCCGCACCATCTCGCTCAGCCACACGCCCCGGTTGGTGATGCTGTCGCTCAGGGCCAGCAGTTTGCGGGCAGTGCCCACGCCGCCCGCCGTGGTGGTCATGCGGATGGTGGTGGTGGCACTCGCCAGGAGTTTGCCCTTGCGATGCACGCGCAACGTGGCCGCGTAGCTGGCGGTGGCCGCCTCCGCGCCCGTGGGCGTCCACCAGAAATGGCGGGCGTCCCGGTTGTGGCTCGCCAGGGCCAGCCCGGTCACGCTGAAATCCACGTCATACGGGCTGAGGTCCAGTCCTGGCGTCCGCAGAATGGTGTCGTAATAGAGCTGGAAGGTTTGCCCCTCGGTGGCGTACAACACGGACGGCAGGCTCAGCGTCGGCATGAACAGGTCATCGTCTGCGGTCTTGAGCACTTCTGTCTTGAGGCCGCCCGCGAACGCGGGCGCGAGGGCCAACTGCTTGACGCCCGAAGCCACGCCCAGCCGGAGCCACAGCACGCCCGAACCGCTGAACGCCGTGGCTGCCCAGGCGTCCGGGTTGGGGGTGCCGCTGTTGTATTTCGCGCCGTTCGTTGCGCCGCCCGCGAACGTGCCCCGATAGCCGATATAGCCATCGGTGGAGATGCGGATTTCAAGGGCCGCGCCACCTGGGTTGAGCAGCGCGGGGGCTTTGTGCCGCGTCACGATCTCCACCCCTGCGGCCACGTTGCTCAGGGTCTTGCGAACGTCCAGCAGTACCGCACCTGTCCCGGTCACGACAATCTGCCAATGCAGCACCGTGGGCAGTTTGGCCGGGTTGCCAGGGGTGTTGCCAAACTCGATGTAATCAAAGTTCGTGGGCGTTCCGATGGGGAAGGTGTATGCAGAGAACACGTTGGCGAGCGCGGCAAAGCTGACGATGGCCGAACTGGTCAGCGTTTCCTGTACCAGCGTGCCCAGCGTGGGCTGCACCTCGCCCACCAGGGGCAACAGTTCGCGGGGGCCGCTCAGCAGGGTATTCGTAATATCTGTCCAGGCGGAGGCGGGCGTCACCGTCCCCGCTGGATAGTTGCGTTTGCTGGCCTGAAACCAGGGCGTGTAGTTGATCTGCCCGCCCGCCGCATCGTTCAGGGTGGCGTCGGCCAGATCGGTGTTGTAGCCATAGGCGAAGGCCGGATACCCGCCCGCCGTGGTAAATAGCGTGTTGGTGGCGAAGGCAATACCAAACGGGGTATTTCCGCGCAAAATCGCGTAGAGCTTTTTTGTTCCGTCGCCCACCAGGGCGGAGGTGTCCAATGTCAGGCGGGTGGGCACGCCCACGGGGGCGTTCACGGCAAACGTCTGATTGTGCAGCACCGCCCCCGCTTTGGTGGCCTCAACAATTTGCAAGCGCAGGCTCGTCAGGGGCGCGGTAACAGGTTGCACGGTGATGCTCAGGCGGTCCAGGGCGGCGCGGGGGCCGATGGGAAAGCCGTAGTCGGCAAAGGTGCTGCCCATCGTGCCATAGAGCATGACGCCTTCGCTGACGGCGGAGGCAAAGACGTTTTCCAGCAGGGGCACGCGCACCCCCACCGCCTGAGCGATTTGTACGGCGGGGGCTGCCACGCCCAGCACCGCCGACACGTCGGCCAGCACCCCATCCAACTCGCCCGTGACATCTGCAAGGCTCTGCGCCACCGCCTGCCCCTGCACGCTGAAGGCGTTCAGATTGGCAATGGCGGTCTGCTGCTGCGTCAGCAGGGACTGATACGCGGTTCCCGTCACCCAGGAGGCCACATTCAGCGGTTTGGTCAGGTCCAGCACGCCCGCTGCGTTCTCAATCGGCGTCAGGGTGAGGCTCGTCCCCTGAACTGTGGAACCGCTGCCCAGCGTGAACAGGATGCGAATGTTCGGCGGAGCAGGGTCACTCATCCCGAAGCGGGCGGCGAGCAAGTCAAACTCTGCGCCGTTGTGCATCCACTTGCCCGCATCCCGGTCATAGGTGAGGGGCACACTGCCCATGCCCAGCCTGTCGCCCCTGCGGTACTCGTGCGTCCAGATCAGCGTTGCGGACAGGGGCAGGCTGGACGCGGCGGCCACATCAGGAATGCCGACAAGCCGCGTCACCAATCCACCTCAATCCCGCCCACAGTGGGGCGGGCTGTCGGATAAAGCTCAATGGTCAGATAACCGATGGTGACGTGATCTTTGTAATCCCACCGTGCCCAACCTTTCGCAGCTCCCAACGGGCCTGATTTCTCATAACGTTGCATGTATGTGCCTCCCTCTGCGGCTCGGTCAGCAGCGGCCACGAATAGGTCTTTCTCGACTTCGGTGTCAAACCTCAATGGCCCTTTGAAGGTCACGGGCAAAAGGGGGCGTATTCCGTCTCCTAGCGCGTAGGGCACGCTTGAGCCGGGAGAGCGTTCAATGGTTTGAGAGGGCGGCCCTCGCCCTCCGCCCGTCATGGCTAAGGTGCTGGGGATGATGAATGCGCCGAACGGCCCTAGCAGCACATAGCAGGCGTCGGTCTGCAAGTCGTCAATCAATGCCACGCGGGCCTCCAATTGGAAACGCCCCCAGTGAAAGGGGCGGGAAGTAGGGGGAAGGGGTTGTCAGCCGCGTGCGGTCACGGCGGTAATCACGGCCTCATTGTCCAGAGCGCGGATCAGGGACGCCTGCGCCAGCACTTCCGGGGCGAGGCGCTGGCCCAGCAGGGCGGCGCATTCCAGCCCGCGCCCCCCGCTGATGCGGTACTCCCATGCCGCCACAGGCATAGGGCCGTCATCCAGTTCCACCTGCTCGGTGAGCTGATCCGGCGTGCGGAACGTCTTGAGCGTCACGTCTGCCGGATTGACGGCGGGGAGTGAGTAGTGGAACTTCGCCAGACGGTCCAGCAGGGCGGTGTCCAGCGCCTCAGCCCGGAACTCAAAGAGGTTCCAGACCACCGTGCCGCCCGTGCCCACCGTGGCTGTTGCCTCCAGCGTGTAGGCCGTCACGCCCACGCCAGGATCGTCGGTGTACAGCGTGGATTCCCCGAACGCGCCCGCCCCCGCACCAATGGGCACGCCCACGGCCTGAGTTGTTCCATCTTGCATGGTTCGCAACAGCCTCACGCCCGCCGTGCTGCCATCCGACAGTTCTACCGGAGCACCTGCCACGGCGATTCGTGCCCTGCGGTGCGGCAGGGACGGGGTGAAGCGCAGCCGCCCGCCCTGCGGAACGATGGCGGAAAGGCGTCCTGAATTGGATTTCATCACGCCGTCCCTGAGCAGTTCATAGCCCTCGGTGCTGACATTCCCTTCAGGCGAAATGAAGCTGTAGGACACGCTGCCCGTGATGTCTGCGCCTGCCGCGTCCACCCACTGATACGTCCCTTCTGCTTTGGCCCACGCGGGCACGCGGTTGGGATCAATGGCGAGGTTCTTCGTCCAGGTGTTGCCCAGTTCGGACTCTGGACTGCGACTGATGTAAGTGACAGCGTCTTTGTTCTCATCCTGAGCGAGAAACCATTGCACCGCCGTGACGGGTTTTTCCGCCACCGGGGACAGTTGCTCGATTGCGCCGCGCTCCTCCGGGGCAAGGGTGAGGACTGAGCCGACAGCGGGGCGGCAGTAGAAGTAGGTGGAGGCGTCCACCCCATAGCGCACGTCCACGCCCAGCCCCACGCCGTCCTCCACAAGCTGCCTGAGCAATGCCCCTGCCATCTGGGAATTGCTCTTTTCCACAGCGCGGGCGTTAAAGCCCAGATCAATCACGCGGGCATCGAAATACTGGATCGTGCTGCCCAGTTGCCCGGAAGCCACCACATCCTCCATCAGTGCCCGCACGGTGAGGTGCGCGGGCTGCTCTGGCGTGGTGAATCCCGGCGAGAGTGTCACGGCGTCTAAGCGCAGAGCAAGGGAGCGCAGGATGTACGCCTCCCCGTCCACGTTGCGGCTGTTGCCCCCTTGCCGCACCTGCCCGTAATAAATCGCCCTGAAGTCGTCATTGACCTTGTACCTGATCTGGACGGTGTGCAGGGGCGGGATCAGGATGCCCGCCCCCTTCGCGTCAAACCGCGCTTCTAGGCCGTCACCCTCAGAAGTCACCTGAAGACGCATCCCCGTATTGCGGAGGTGCGTAGCATCGCGTTCAATGGTTTTCAGGTAACTCCCGCCAGGGGTGTAGACGATGAACTGGTAATCCATCTCTTGCATCACGTCAGCCCTCCCAGGCCGGACAGCGGCGGTGGCCCGCCTCGCTGCCCTGTCATGAAGGCCCGCCATTCCGCCACGGCGAGACGCAGCTCACTTGTCCCTGCCCGGAACTCAGGCACGGCCAGCGAGGTGAAGTCGCTGAGGCCCCGGAGGGCGATTTCCGGCAGGCTGATTTCAAAGCGTGGAATGCCCAACTGTGCCCCCGGTCCTGCGCCGAACAATGCCCCGCCCGGCGCACCATTGGCCCCTGTAGCGGCTCCGGCCCCTACACCCGGTAGTGAAGGCGCAACCGCTTGAACCTGCCCCACGATCCGGTTTTCCTCAGCGTTGATGCGCCCCACCACATCGGTAATGTCCCCGCCCGCTGCTGACGTTTCCGCCAGTTCCTTGATGAGTGGCCCGAGGTTGCTTTTGGCAATCAGGGCGTCAATCACGGCCCGCTGGACAAACTTGTCCAGTTGCAGTTTCAGGGCGTCGTTCACGCCGGAGAAATCATTCTTGTTGACGGCATCAAGCAGGACGTTTGACAGGTTGCTGAACAGATCAGCGCCAAACTCATTGAAGATAGCCGACGCCTTCTGCAAGCTCTCTGAAGCCTCTTTGCCCAACGTCTCCGGTGCGCCGCCGAACAGTGACCAGCCCAGCCGCTGCCAGAATCCGGCATTGGCCTTCGTGGTGAGGGCTTCACTGTCGGCTTTCAAGGCGTCATAGAAGGGGTTCAGGAAGCCGTTACGGCCCCCTACCATGCGCTGCCCCATTGCGGCCCGTTCGGCGTCGGCCAGTTCCAGCCATGCTTTCACCTGCGCCTTTACGGCGGGGTTGTTTTTCAGCAGGGCGTCACCGATGCTGCCCACTGCACCGATCACCGCGCCTGCAATGCCCACCACGCCGCCCAGACTGCCCAGCAGCGTGCCGAGACTGCCCGCGTCCGGCCCCTTCTTGAACGCGGCCCAGGAGTCGCGCACCTTGTCCAGTTCTCCCGGCACTTTGGACGCGGCGGCCACGATGCTGCCCAGGCCGTCCACGATTGCGCCTGCACCATCAGCCCCAAACGCCTTGAACACGCTGCTCAGTCCGGTGCTGAGCTTCTGGAAGCCCTCGCCCAGCTTGTCGAGCTTGCTCTGCGCTTCAGCGGTGGCTGCCCCCATGTCCCGCAGGTCACGGGCAATGGCGCGGATGGTGGCCGCCGCCTTGTCGCCTTCCTCGCTGCCATCCGCCAGAGACACGCCCAGGCGGTCCAACAGGGGCAGCATGTCCAGCGCCGAAGCGTTGAACTCCTGCTGTGTGACGGTGCCTTCCCGCAGGCCCTGACTGAGCTTGATGGCCGACTGTGCCAAGTCTGCGGCCTTCTCCTGTGCCAGCGTGCCCACTTCATCGGCTAGCCGTTTGGTGGGGTCAATGCTGGCCGTGGTGGCATCCAGCAGGAGGCGCACACTCGCCGCGCCCGCTGCCCCGGCTGGCCCCAGGCGTTCCAGGTTTACCAGCAGTCTCAGTAGCGCCGCCTCCTGTTCGATCAGCGCGGCGTTGTAGGCGTCCGCGTCAGACGCGCCGGATTCATAGCTGGCGTGTGCCTCGTCAATCTTGGAGGTGATCGCGCCGATGGTGTTTTCCAGTCCGGCGGTGCCGCTGTCCTTGCCCGTGATGAGCAGAGGCGCATTGTTGATGCTGTCAATAATGACTTTCAGGGTGTCAAGCTGCGAGGCGGTCAGCTTGCCCTTCTGGTAGGCGTCTTCCAGCCCTTCGTTCAGGCCGCGTAGGGTTTCAGAATCTGACAGATCGAACGCGCCGCCCATGATCTGCGCCGCGTAGTCCTGAAACACGTTCTCTACCGGGCCGCCTGCTTTGCTGGCCCGCTCCCAGCCGTCCGTGATGGCGTCTGCCGTGATGCCCGTCAGGATGCCTGCGTACTCCTTCGCACCCTCTACGCCGTCCGTCAGGCCCTGCCTCACGCCGTCCGGGAGCATCTTGCCCATGTCAGAGGCCAGGAACTCGGCAATCTCGCCCGTGATGGCCTGAATCTGTACGGGGTCCGAGGCGGCTTCCAGCCGATCCATGAGGCTCTGCGCCGTCATGATGCCTTCCAGTTGCTTGCCCAGATCAACCGGGTTCGCGCTGTTCCACGCATCCCACAGCTTCAGGGCTTCATCGGCCCCCAGCCTGCTCAGCCGGATCATTTCACCCAGCTCATCCCGCGTCATCTTCCCGGCGTTCTGAATGGCTTCCTCAAGATTGAAGAATGATTCTATCGTGGTGTCGGTAGCCACGCCGATGCCGCGCAGTTCATTGTCGGTCTGGAAGCGTGGCCCGCCCTGATCCGTCACCATCTGGGCCAAGTCCTCAAAGTTCATGTCAACGATGTGGCCGCGAATCAGCCGCGCCAGATCGGAGTCCCCAAAGCCCTTTGCCACCAGATCGGCCAGGATGCTGCCCAGTTCTTCCGGGTCAATCCCCATCATGGCCTCTAGCAGCCTGTCCGCCTCGCCAGGGGCCAGCGTGCCCTGCGAGGGATCGTCAAATCGGGCCGTGTTCTTGACGCCCCGCCCTTGCAGGTTGTCCAGCAGTTGCACGTCCCGCGCCCCGTTCAAGTCCTTCAGGATGCTCAGCAGGGTCTGAACCTGAATGGCAGACAACGCCCCCGTTTTGCCCATATCCTCAATGCTCTGCGCCCATGCGTCTGCCACGCCCGGTTCTGCCAGTTCGTCGCGCAGAATGACGATTCGGTTGTAGAGGGTATCGTACTGGGCGCGGGTGCTGGAGGCGGCCTGCGCGGTGGTCGCCAGATCGCGCCCGCCCAGATTCAGCTTGTCCAGCGTGCCCAGGGCCTCATTCCCGGCCTTCACGCCATCGGCCAGCGCTTGATTGAACTCCTCCTGTCCCTTCTTGGCCGCTTCCGTTGCTGTCCGCATGGTGTTCAGGCGGGCCGTGCGGGCGTTTTCCACCGTTTCGAGATACTGGGCCTGTGCTTTCTCGCGTAGGGCCTGTTCGTTGGGCTTGCCCGCCGCATCCTGATAGGCCAGATTGCGCGTGGCGCGGGCGATTTTCTCCTGACGATCAAACTCCTGCTGGCTGTACAGTTTTGTCAGGGCCAGTTGCTTCTTGAGATCGCCTTCATGGGCGCGAACGTCCTCATCCGCAATGGACTTCAGGCGGGCAGAGGTGGACTTGGCCGCGTCAATCTTCAGCCCGGCGAGTTCCTGAGCAAGCTGCTTCTGCTCCTGCGCCACGGTGCGGGCCGCGCCACGTTCGGCCTTGTTCTGCTCAGCACGCGCCGCTTCATTGGCCTGCTTCTCAACCCGGTATGCCTCGGCAACAGCAGTGCGCCGGGCCTGTTCGATGGCCGCCGTGTCGGCCCCTTCCACCTTCTTGCGCTCATTGGCGGTCTGTTGGGCTGCCCGCACGGCCTGTTCGCGCACCCGCCTGTTGATGGTTTCCTCGGCAGCGATGATCTGCGGCCCGGTCTGCGTGATGATGGCCTGACGCTTGGCCGCGTCATCCTGCGCCAGTTCCAGGCGCTCAGCCTGTGACTGCTTGAGGGTATCGAGCCCGCGCCGCGCTTCACGCTCACGGCCTGCGGCAGCATCGGCGGCAATCTGTGTAGAGAGCTGCTGAAGTTCCTTCTCTCTGGCCTCCTGCTTCTTGGCGTCCTGCTCAGCCTGAGTCGCCGCCGCCTTCCGGCTCTGATAGGCGGCCTGTTCGATCTGGACAACCGCCGCTTTCGCCTTGTTCTCGCCTTGCCAAGTGTCCATATTGGCTTTTGCAACCCGGATAGCCTCAGCATTCCCACTCTTGGCAGCGCGTTCCTGCTCTTTGATGAGCTTCAGCGCGTCGTCCCCGTATTTCTTCAGATCGGCCTGCGTGGCGATGTAGTCATCCGCGCCCCGCTTGACCCCGCCCAGGCCCTTCTGAACGGCAGCCAGTGCCGCAGCGTTCCCGTCGCTGGCATCCCCGAACGCCTTCATATCGGCGGTGGCCTTACCCAGTACCTTTGTCAGCCACACATCGCCGGGCTTGTCTTTCAGCGCCTTCTCTGCCTTTCCCAGCGCTGCGACAAGCTGCTGTGCCTTGATGACCTGATCGGCGGTGAAAATGCCGTCTTCCTGCCCCTGTGGCTTGACGGGTTTGTCTTTGGGGGGGTTGACGCCCAGCGCGGGCAGCATGTCACCGGGCCGCACGATCCAGTTCGGTGTGCCCAGCTTGTTGATTGCCACATCACCCACGGGATTGATGCCGGGGCTGATGGCATTCCCGTACTTGTCAAATTTCCCGCCGTTGGCCTCATAGGTGACGCGGTTGTTCCCACGCACCATGTCCACGCCGTCTTTCTTGCCGATGTAGACGCCCGTGTGATTCTGCCCGCCTTCGGTGTAGAACACCACATCACCGGGCTTTAAGTCCTTCGGGTTATACCGCTGAGCAAATCCAGCTTTCAGCAGATTGCGGGCCGCGTCGGTGGCTTCCACCTTGCCATCCGCGTTGCTGTCCGTCTGGAACAGGGCGTTGATCTTCGCCTCTGCTTCTGGCGCAGCCTTATCCAACGTCAGGCGCACCCACTTGGCGCAGAAGTTCACGATGCTGTCCGCCGTCACGTCGCCCAGCTTCCCCTTGCTGGCCTCTACCACCATTGCGCCCAGCGCATCCGCGCCAGAGGCCGTGAGGGCTAGGCCGCTAGCCCCATCATCCTGCCCAGGCAGCACCGGGCCAACAAACGTCCCATTCTTGATGGATTCAGTGCGGACTTGCAGTTCAAGCACTTTGACCTGAGCTTCCAGCCCTGCAACCTTCTCCGCCTGATTCTCAAGGCGGGTCTGAATCGGGGCGGAAACGCTGCCAGAAAACCGCTTCTGAGCATCGGCGGTGCTCTGAAGGCGGGTCATCTCCCCTTTCTCCGCCGCAAGCTGCTTCTGAAGGGTTTCCAGTTCCTTGCCCAGCGCCGTCTTTTCAACTTCAGCACTGCGCTTGTCCAGATTGTCCAGCATCTTGAAGAGATCGATGAGGGCTGAGACGCCAGAGGTTGCTGCTTCCACCAGTGTCGTAATGGCCGGGGCAAATACTTCCCCAATGGTGTCCTTGAAGATTTGAAAGGTGGTGTTCAGCTTGGCCTGTGCGCCCTGCAAGCCTTCCATGCGGGTCTTTGCGTCCCGTTCGGCGCGGCCCCGATCATCCATCTTGGCGATGTAATCCGCAATGCTGCTTGTGCCCGCCTTGTAACTGGCCGTCAGTACGCGCTGGGCATCGGTGCCTGCCACCTTGTAGAGAAATGCAGCACGGTCCTCTTCCGTCATCTTGTCCATTTGGCTGATGACTTCGCCCAGTACGGTAACCATGTCCCGCTGTGCGCCCGTGCCATCAAAGACTTTGATGTTGTACTTGTCCAGCGCTTCAATGACGACTGGCATACTGGACGTGAGGCGCTGAAGCATCACGCGCACACTCGTACCTGCGTCGCTGCCCCGGATGCCACGATCTGCCATCAGGCCCAGCACGGCCACGGTTTCCTCAAGGCTCATGCCCGCATTGCTGGCAACGTTGCCGACCTGCTGGAGGCTGACGCCCATCGTGTTCACGTCCAGCGCCGTCTTGTTCGCGCCGTTCGCAATGGCGTCCGCCACGCGCATCATGTTCGCGCCCTGGATGTTGAAGGTGTTCATGGCTGCGCCCGCAATCAGCACGGCATTGTTCAGATCGGAACCCGTGGCACGCATCAGGACCGTGACGGCCTTTGCCGCTCCGCCCATCACGTCCTCTACGCCCCGGCCCGCCTTGAACAGTTCCTCCTGAACCTGCCCGATCTGGTTCACGTTCAAGCCAAACTCAAGCGCCAGGCTCTTGGCCTGATCCTTCAGCCCCTTGAATGTCTCGCCTGTGGCATCGGAGACGGCCTTCACGCCCTGCATCTGGGCTTCAAACTTGCCGTACTCGTTGACGGCTGACATGATGCCCGCTGTCAACAGGCCCACGGCTACCGTCGTCACGCCGATGGCGATGCCCAGAGGGCCGAACGCTGCCGCCGCGCTGCCGATGGCAGAACCAAACATGTTGGCTTGTCCCGCCGCCGCGCCCAGCGCCCCACCCATCTGCCCGATGATCGGGAAGCCCATGCGGAGGGCATTGAAGATGTTGCCGCTCAGCCCGCCCGCGTTGATGCCACCTGCAATGGTGTTTGCTTCACGGCCCAGACGGGCAAGTTCACGGTTGACTTGCCCCAGTTGGGTAGTCGTGAGCTGCCCGGAGGCCACAAGCGCCTGTAGGCGGGCTTGAAGCGTGGTGCTGGCTGTGGTGTAGGTGGCAATGGCCGCCTGAAACTGCTGGGAGTTGCGCGAGACGCCCGCCGTTGCAGTGTCGAATGCTGTCCGCATGGCCGCCGCGTCCGTCCTGATCTTCTGGAAGGCGTCGGTATTGATGCTTCGCAGGGACGTGGTGAGGCGAGTCAGGCCCGCGTCAAGCGCCCGGAAGTCTGCCGTCCCAGCCTGTGCGCCGCTGGCCGCCGTGCGGAGCTGGGCTTGCAGGCTGCTCAGGCTTGCGCCGAACGCCGCCGCGTCAATCTCGCCGCGCTTCCACTGGTTGTTCAGGGCTTGCAGATCGTTCAGAAGCTGACGGTTGGCCGCCGAAATGCCGCCCTGCCCGCCTGCCCCGCCGCCGCCCGGCCCGCCACTGTTGCCCAGCGCCCGCAGTTGCGCGATGAGGCTTTGAAGGGCCGTGATCTGGGCATTGATGTTCGTGTACACCGCTTGCAGCGCCGTGGTGTTCACCGTCAGGACGTACTGAGTGCGCCCAGTCAGGCCGGACAGCAGCGCTTTCAAGGTGTTAATGTCATTGGCCGCCGACTGGACGCCGTTCACCTTTAGGTTGACGGTCACGGTGCTGATTCGCAGGTTCCTGAGTTCAGTGGTGGCCGTCGCCATATCCAGCTTGACTTTGAGCTGAATGTCCTGTCGCTGAAGTTGCGCGATGCTGCGCTGCAAGGTGGCTTTGCTGGCCGTCTCGTCAATCACCAGGGCCAGCTTGAGGGGCTGTTTGCCGACTTCCGCCCTCGCCTGTGCCAGCTTCTGATCCAGGAGGGTGCGGTTGCCGTCAATATCGAAAACCAAGCGGCCTAGTGTCGTCATATCGCCTCCACGGGGCAAAAGAAAAGCCCCGCTCTAGGCGGGGGCGGGTGTTCTCAGATTTTGAGGGGCTAGGTGTACTTGCTCATGTACAGGCTCCGGTAATGGATCAGGCAGAACAGCCACACCAGCGGAAGGCCGATAAAACTTGTGCTGATGCCAATGGCGATGGCCGCGACAAACCAGACAATGCCCCAGATAATTTCACCGATCACCAGGAAGCCCAGCCCTGTCACCAGCGCATTCAGCCAGAACCCAGACCAGTACCACGGCGCGTTCTGCTTGTTCTGTTGCTGCTGGACAGTGACGCGGGCCTGAGCGCGGTAGGTTTCTTCTTCCATGATCCGCTGTCGATCTGTCTCAGTCAGCAGCGGGGCGGGCTTCTCCGGGCTGGGTTGTGTCATGCCCCGCAGCATAAACCGCCCCGGCGCTCGGCAGGGGCGGAAGTGGGGGAGGGTTGGGGGCTACGGACGGTTGAGTGCGACAACAAGTTGCTCAATATCGCGCACCTGATAGAACGTGTGAGGACTGCCATTATCAAGGCGCAGGGTGTAAATCGGTTTTCCATCGCGCTTCAGAACCATCGTCGTTATTGAGCGCTGCTCCGTCCATTGTAGATAAGAACCATCATGAGTCTCAAAAGACTCAACAGCAACTTTTTTGCTCAGTTCATAGGCGCTCATGGCTGGACCCAATTCCGGGACAAGTGGTTGCGCGTCATTTCTCCCCCATCCCAAAATCCCAGTCAATCAGCGAGAGATGTAGCGTGGGAATACCGTTCACCTCCACAACCTCGCAACCCGCATGGGGTGTACGCACGCCATTGATGAACAACTCGTATTCCACGCGGCGCGTGCCTTCTGAGCGCATGATGCGCGGCATGATCTGGACTGCCGCCTTTTTCTCAGGCCAATTGGCAGCATAGGAGGCGTAAGTGACAGTGGAGCCATCTGGCAGTTTCTCGCTGTGCTGACTCACTTCTCCCCCTTCCGCTGGATCACGATTTCAAGGCCCAGCGCGTCCAACAGGCGAGGCCACAGGCTGCGCCGATCTATCAGATTGCTGCCCAGCGTGCGACTCACTGCCGTCTGATGGGAGCCGAGCAGGGCAGCCAAGTCCTTCTGTGTCAGCCCCTTCTCCTTCATGGCGGCGTCTGCCGCGCCTCTGGCGTCTGGGAGGTTCATAGTCTTAGTGTACTACAGAGTTACGCATATTGACAGATATAACAGACTAGGATATATTTAGATCAGCAGAGAGGGCGGGTTTCCCGCGAAGAAAGCCCCGCCCTTCTGACTCTCCCCCCAAGAGGTAAGAATCATGACCCAGCCTAGCACCCGCGCCACCGCCCGCACCTTCACCGCCCACCACATTGACCGTGAATGCGGCGTCGTGGTTCACGTTCAGGATTACGCCGTCACCATCGCCCGCACGGCACGCGGCCTGATTGCCACCGTGGACGGCGTTCAGGTGCCCGTGCTGGAAGCAGACCGCATCCTCCGCACCGCCGCCCGCGTGGAAGTCATGAGCGAAGTGCTGGAAGCCGCCCCCATCGGCAAGCCCGCCGCGTGCAACCTGCACAAAGAACTGGGCGCACTCGGCTACCGCTCGCACTACGCGCTGGCCGCCGAAGTGCTGGGCAAGCCCGTACCCTCGCTGGCCGCCCTGAGCGCAGAGGACGCTGCCACGGTTCGCCAGTACGCCTACGGGCAGCTTGGGCGGGTGGCATGAAGCACCTGCGTTCTGATCCATTCGACGCTGCCCTGTTCCTCTGCGCCGTGCTGGCCGTGCTGCTGCTGGCGCGGGCGCTGGGGATGCTGCCCTGACGCCCGCTGATGAGCCGCCCACGCCCCCGTCACTGGGGGCGTTCTGCTGTGGCAATGATCCGCTGAGCAAACGGAAGGACAGACAGCCACACGTCATCCGGGCAGTCCCCACGCTCCCACCATTTGCAGATTGCCTCTGCCGTCTCCCGCGCCATGCCGGGAATCGGCTGGGAGGCGGGCACACTGTCCTCTGTGCCGTCCAGCAGGCCATACGGGGCGTAAGCGAACAGCTCCCACGCCATGTCCCGCGCCAGGTTCGGCGCTTCCTTGACGCGGCGGCGCTGCGCCATCTTCTCGCAGTCCTCATCAGAGAACTTGCTGAAGGCGTAGCGCAACTGGCTTTGATCCCGCATGTGTCTGACGAAGCCCCATTCCTCAATCAGCATCTGAACCTGCGCGTCTGTCAGATCACCCGACAGCAGCCTATCCACCATGCCCGGATACACCGAGGCGAACACGGCGAACACGCGGGCAGGCGTCAGGGCCAGCGGGTGCGCCTCCGCCTCAGCCTGCGTCATTGAGCTGAATCCCAGCCAGACGTGCGAGGTTCGCAAACACGCGGCCTATCGCCTCGTCACTCAGCATTTCGTCCAGCCACGCGGCGTCTACTTCCTTGTATTGCGGGTCCGGGCGGCGACGGTTCAGGACGCCCACGATGAACGGCGCGGCGCTGCCATCCTCGCCCAGTTCCTTCAGCAGTTCGGCGCGTTCCTTGCGGGTGAAGTCCTGATCCAGAAACTCCCTGTCCCCCACCTTGAACAGCCCACGCGGCTCATTCGTGACTTCCTGCCAGGTGTACTTCTTGCGTCTTGCAGGGGTTTCTGTCACTTAAGTCGCCTCCATCTCAATGGTTTTCATGTAAAAGCCACGCTCAAGGCGCGGCACTCTGTATTTGATGCCGTCATGTGTCAGGCGGACGCGAGAGGAAAGCGGGGCGGTCACGAAAAATGGCCCACCCCGCAACACCCCGTCCTCCACCGTCGCGCCCCATACGGTGAGCGCGGGTGGCCCGCCCTTGCGGCGCGACAGGTGAAGTTCAGGGATCATGGTTAGGCGGCGGGGGCGTCGTAATGCAGTTTGCCCGTGCCCGTGCCCTTGAACGCGGTGTTGGCAATCGCCCGTGCGCCGCTCATGGGATCAGGCTCAGACAGCACCACTTCGCCGCTGTACTTGGCCCCAGAGGCGCGGGTAATGCGTGCGCCAATGTTCGCGCCGCTGCCCGACTTCAGGGCGGTCTCGATGAGGGTGTTGACGGTGGCATTCTTTTCAGTGGCCGCCGTCGTGAAGCTGATTGTCCAGGCCACACCTGTCTTTGCGGCGTACTGGAACGCGCCGTCTGCGTCATCGGCGTAAGCGTCAAAGGTGGCGATGTTGCCTGCGGGTGTCAGCTTGACTTCGCCCAGGATTGGCACTTGTACCCAGACGAGTGCGCCAACGCCAGCGGGGCGGAACGCGACTTCCAGCTTATCGGTGGACGCGCTTTCGGGGGTGCTACCTTCGGCGGCAAATGCAGCAAATTCGGACATGTTCTCTCCTGTGAGAATCCCGCGCAGTCACGCGGGCGAGAGGGTTAAAGGTTGTGGGCCTTCGCGTAAGCATCAAGCGTCCGGTTTGCTTCCGCCTTGCTGCTGCCCGTAGTGGACAGCCGATGGCCGTTGACTTCCCGCGTTACCGTCACCATGCCGGATTCCTCCGGCTCAGCGGCGGGCGGGGCGGCGGGCACGGTTTCGGGTTCCGTCACAGGCTTCGCGGCGGGCTTAGGTGCAGTTCTCTTGCTCGGCACGGTGGCCTCCTTACTTCACGATCAGGGCGGACAGCATCAGGGTTGCGTAATAGCCGCCGCCCTGCGCGTCTGCCATCGGTTCCGGGCGATTCTGCCGCTGCACACTGCCGGGCAGGTATTCCGTCACCCCGTCCAGATCGGTGTCAATCTCGTCCACGTTGTCCAGCAACTGCCTCAGAATCTCAGTCAGTTGAGCGCGGGCGGCGGGGGCCTGCTGAAGTGTGGAGGGCTTGGCGTACACCGTCACGCGGGGATAGACGCGCAAGGCATCGTGTCCCCGGTAGAACGGCGTGTCCACTCCCCCATCAGAAGCCCAAATCACCCCGTAGAGGGGCAGGCCACCTGGGGCCGCACCATCCCAGTACACATGCCCCGCGAGGGCCGGAAGGGCGTTGCAGTAGCCGTAGAGCGTACTCACAGGCCCACCGCCCGCCGCGCCGCCTCGTGAATGTCAGGATCGTGCAGGGCTTTGGTGAGGTAATCGCGCCCGCCTTGACTCGGGGGCCGTTCGATCAGCTCCCGCGCTTCGGGGGGTGGGTTGTTCACCGCGCCCACGCTCACGCTCAGGCCAGGGCCGGGAATGGCCCCGATGCTGGCAGCGAGGCGTCCGCCCTGGATGGCCGGGTAGTCGCCGGGCTTGCTGCTGGGGTTGAGGTTGCCGGGGTGGCGGACACCTGCGCCGGGATGAGACAGCTTCTCTCTCAGTTCCAGCGCGGCGGCATAACCAGCACGTCTCAGGGCGGCCATGATGACTTGATCTGCTGCGTCTGCCATGTCACCTCCCCGTGGGGCTGCCCAGCCACAGTTCGTAAATCTGATGCTGGCCCCCGATCTCACGCGGCGGCCCCTGCTTGATGAGCGGCCTCGCTGAACCGTTCACGCGGATGATGATTTCCCCGCCCTCAGCATCAGGCCACGGGAACCACGCCGTAAAGCAGCGCGATACCGGAAGGCTGCCCACAACCCCGTTAACGATCTCGGCAGTCTTGGAACGCAGCGTTTGGTCCTGATCGCTTGCAGGCTGAGTCACCAGCACGTTCACCGTGGCCCCTCCCCCCATCGGCAACCCCGTGTTGGGATCAAGGGGCGCGGGCGTCAGGCGTTCCACGGTGAGGGTGTCCTTCATCAGCCGGGGGTTGAGGTGCATGTCACACCCCCACGTGACGCCACGGGGCCAGCAGTGACAGCACGCCGGGGGGCAAAGCGTCGGCGTTGGGCAGAGCGTACTGGGTTTCCACGTCCCCCAGCCTCTCCGCCTTGATCCCCACAGGCTGCGCCGTCAAGCCTTCTGCCGTGAGCACGATGGCCTGCCTGAGAGCGTTGGGCAGCTCCTGAGCCGTCCAGCCAGTGCTGAATGCCACCGTCACCACGCTGAGCGGCGTAAACTCTGAGGCCAAGGCATCCAGACGCACACTGAGTGCATCAAAGATGCACTCAGCCGTCCGGTCCACGCCATCCATTGTCACGCTCCCCAGCCCAGTCACGGGCCAGTACCGCAAGACCTCCGGCCCCAGCCGCCGCTTTCCATACAGCGGGACGCCCAGCCCGCGCTGCACGTTGCGCATCCGGTAGTCAGCCACCCATTCCCGCTTTGCCAGATCGGGAAGGCCAGGGCAGAGCGCGGCAGCCACCAACGCCTCGGCACGGTCCAAAGCTTGTTGCGGCGTGGGCGTGGTCTGCACCAGATCACCGACGCTCAGCAGGCTCACGGGATTACTCCGCTGCGCCCAGATCAATCAGGCGTTGGGCCTCATCTGCCGAGAAGGTGGCCGTCTCGCCCGCGTTGTACAAGTGATAGCCGCGCAGGAACGTCACCGCCTGCGTGTCCTGGCCTTCCACGATGCCGGGGTTGGTCAGATCGCCCGTCGTGACACCCTGCCGGGGATCAGGCTCGTTGGGGCGCAGCACGGGCAGGTTCTCACCCGCCAGGCTCTTGTCAGCATTGGCCCCGGTGCGGCGATCCGTCTCTGCGCCGTCTTCCAGTTGCCTAACGATACCGCCCGTGGGCACGACGCCCGCCGAGGTGTCAGTCTGTTTCTCGGCTTCCTTGGCCTGACGCTTGGCAGCGCCCGCAATAGCGGCGGCCTGAGCGTCCACAGTGCCATCGGCCTGAACAGCGGTGGCAGGGTCCGTGGTTTCCGCCGTGGGCACGCGGGGGTCATTGCTAACGGGGGTGGTCTGTTCCTTTTTAGGTGCCATGATGCAACCTCCTGGGTTGGGGTGTCCGCCCGGTTGGAGGCGGACAGTGCTTAGCGATCAGTGACGGTTGCCAGATCAACGCGGCCCACGGCCAGCGCTTTGTTGTGGCGCAGGGCCAGGTCATGCCGGGTCCGGGCACGGAACAGCGTCTGATCGGTGGAGAAGGCGTTGACGAGGGTGGTGCCGTTGAAGTAGCTGCCTTCAGTGGAGGTGTCCAGCGCCAGCGCCAGCGCTTCCCCGATCAGCACCTCGCTCCAGTCACCGAAGTACAGTTCCGTCCCTGCCGTTCCGCCTGCGGTGGTCAGGTTGCTGGGAATCTGGTTGCTGATCTTGTACGGCACGCCCAGCAGGCGTCCGGCGTCCATTTCCTCGCGATAGATGTATTCGCCCGTGGTGGACAGCACGTTGTAGAACCGGCTTTCCACGTCACTGTTGAAAATCCAGCCCATGCGACGCATCGGGATGTTCGCACCACGGATCAGCGCCCGCAGGCCGCCCAGCGCAGCCGTCAGGGTGGCGTAGGTGACCTTGTTGCCTGCCGCCACCTGATTCAGGATGCCGGTGGGCGTGTTGGAGGTGCCGTCACCGCGCAGGAAAGCCAGGTCCTCGCGCAGGCTCAGGCCCATCCCGATATCGTCAACGATCATCTGGTTGACGCGGCCCGTGGTGTCATGCAGCAGCTCGTTCGAGGCGGGCACGATCACGGCCAGCTTCTTGGCGTTCAGTTGCACAATGTCCGTGGTGGGCTGCTGCACGGGCAGGTTGTTCAACTCACCCGCGTAGGCACCGCTCACGCCACCGTTCTGGCGGTGAATGGTGAGGTTGCCGTTGGGCATCGGGATCACCTGTGCGCCCGAACCGCGCACGGCGGCCATCGGGTACAGCAGTTCGATCATGTCAGCGGCGTACTGGGTTTCCACCAGATTCCCGCCGTCCCCAGCCACGCCCGTGCTGAGCGAACGGGTGACAGCATCAGCAGTGGCCTTGTCGCCATACGTCTGCTCAATGAAGTCAGCGGCGCGGATGTTGCCACCACTGCGGGCGGCCACGGCCAAACCACGCGCAGCATTGCCGATGCGCTGAATGACATGGTGCTGACGCTCTTCCTTGCTCATTGGCACGCTACGAATGCCAGCGCCGGGGGTGGTGTCGCCTCCATAAATCGGGGGGCGGCGGTTGGCAGCTTCAGCAGCACCGCGCTGGGTTTCGGCCTCGGTTTCTGCCGCTTCCTTCTCGGCCTTCAGGCGGGCAATCTCGGCCTGATCGGCAGCGCGGGCGGTGGTCAGCTCTTCGCTGAAGGTTTCACGAATCTGCTTCAGCTCTTCGGGGGTCAGTGGCATGGGGTGTCCTCCTGTGGACAGACGAAAGCCGCCCACTGAGGGGCGGCAGGGCAAGAATGTGGGTGTCGGGGGAGTTGCCAAATGCCTCAGCGGCAGGGGCTAGCCTGCTGGAGGGCGGGGGCTTGTCTGAGCCACGCTTCGCAAAGCCTGTCGAACATCATCCAGAGTGGGGCCGACTTCCGCTGGCTGTTCCGGCGGAGTTTCGGCGGGCATCGGAACGATTGCGGGCGGTTCTGGCACGTTTCGGGCGGTTCTGGCCTCTTTGGCATCCAATTCGGCCACAACACGGGCCGAAACAGCCTGAATGTCAGCTTCCGACAGGCGAAACATCACGCTATCCGCCTGACGTTCAGTGGCAACCTCGCCCACAGCCTGCCACTGGGGCAGCACCTCTACAGCTTCGCCGCCCAGACTGACGTTGCCGGACTCATCGACGCTGTATTCCTTGCGGAAATATCGGCGGCTCTCATAGTCCACGTACACGCAAAAATCGTCATAAATGGCGATGAGTTGGCAGCGCCAGTCGCTCATCTCATTGATGGCGGCATACAGGCGGCTGGAGAGGGTCTGGTGTTCCAGCACGCCCGCCGCTCGCGTCTCATCACTGCGGGCATCCAGGGCACGCCCCACCTCTTCCGCCGTGATGATCTCTTCCGCGCCATGCAGCTTGACGCCCTTAGCGCGGGCCTGGAACAGGCTGGGCTTGTTGCTGGGCAAGGTCACCACGCTCAGTTCATCCATCGCATCGGCCTGGATGCTGATGTGATCGGCGGCCCGCTCCTGCTTGTACTCGTCAAAGCGCACGGAGAAAGCCCGCAGAACCCCGCTCCGCACAAGGGCGGTAATGCTGGCCCCAGCAGGCGTCCGGGCGTCCGGGTGAATCTCCGCTTCGGCCCATAGTTGACTGCCCCGGTATTCCACACTCGTGACCGTACCAATGGGATTATCGGTATCATGGTTGAAGAGGAGCACTGGGTTGGTTTTGAAGCCGTCCAAGGCGCGTTGAGAGAACTTGATGCGCGTGCCAAAGCTGTCCGTCACACTTGAGTCATTCGCCACGCCCGCGATCTTCACCGCGCCGTCCGTGGCGTCCTGCACCGTGCGAACCTGGGCCACCAGATACTGGCCGGGCTTCAGGCTCGGGTCTGTCGTTCTGTTCGTCATGGTTCACCTCGGGAAGGGGCGGCAGCATGGCGTTACGCCCATGCCTGGGCTTGATGGTGGCTCGGGGATCAGGTGGGGACATAGAGGGCCTTTGCTTCCGCCTTGAGGGCTTCGTAGGCCAGCGCCAAATCCCCGCCACTGGCCGTCAACGCCGCCCGACGATGCTGCATGGCGCGGGCCGCCACATCACTCCCCAGCGCCTCCCACCGCTCCTGGGCGGTACGGGCCGCCGCTTGTGGGTCCGGGGCGTTCTTGAGCAGGCGGTATTCCTCTGCCCACATCTGGCGATACCGGGCAGGTGATGGTGGCTCGTCAGGGGGTTGATCCTCTGGCGGCGGCTCAGCGTCCTGGGGCTTCAGATCATGCCGGATGTTCAAGCTGCCGGGAACCATCCAGACGTTCGGCTGCCCGTCCGGTTCATACCCACGGGCGGCGCGGTATTCCTCGCGGCTGATCGCCCCGGTTTTGAGTTCATCAAGCTGCCGTTTTTCCAGCGCAGCCAAGTCCTCTTCCACTGGGCTTTCAATGCGGACGCGGACGCCGGGAAAGCGGACAGAAAGCCGATTGAACAGACGTTCCATGCGCTTTCGGTGCGGGTCCAGCGTCTGCGCCTGATACACCGCCTGCGCGGCGCTGAAGGTATCCGCCCCCAGAGCGCCCGTGTCCGTGTAGCCCACCACTGGCCCCGGCACGCCGAAGTGCATCAGGATGTCCTGTCGACTGGCCTTCGTGATCTCAGGGAAGGCCAGGTCCTTGAAGGCGGGGGCAATGCTCCGCAGTTTCAGGCCGCCCCACAGGGGAGCCACCTTGCCGCTGTTGTACATGCCCTGGTACGTCTCGTTCCAGCTCTCGCGGAGGGCGGCAGCAGCATCCACGCCGGGGTAGGGTTGATCAGATTCCAAGACACCGCCCGGCATGGCGTTGTTTGCAAAGTAGAACCGGGCATAGGCCCGCACTTCAGCATCCAGCGTGATGCTGTTGGCCCCGGCTTGCACCGCGCTGCTGCCCGCGTAGGGGTTGACTGGATCAGGAATGCGGACTTCCAGCACGCCAAGGCCAGAAGCATCAGGGCGGGCCGTGAAAGGCGGGAAGTACAGTTGCTGACCATTCAGCGTGCGGTAGCGGTACTGACTGATGAAGCCGGTGGGGTCCGGCACGGCATCAAGCAGGTGTGGGTAGAGAACGTGGAGTTCACGAGGCTCCCCATTCACACCGTCCACCACCAGCAGGGCAGCGCGGCCCAGCAGGGACAGGTGCTGCTGCATGACGTGACGCAGGCTCACACCATCATGGGCCTGACAGGGATTGTCCAGCAGGCGGGCCAGCGGGTGAGTGGGTTCCTCCTCCCAGCGTCCTCCCCGGCGTGCGCGTTCCACATGCACGGGCAGAGTGGAAATGTCCTCAGCAATACGGGAGACGGCGACGTGGACAACGCCGACATTGTTTTGCAGGCGCTCCCCATCATTCAGGTTGACTTGGCCGGACTCACGCCCGCCGCTCTGGAAGACGCTCCACCAGCCGCCAATACCACCAGGGGCATAGAGGCCGGGGCCGTCGGCACGTTTGCGGGTCAGGGCCGCGCCCATGCGTTGAATTAGGTTCATCGGCCCTCCTTTGGGTTGCCTACCATCCGAAATGCTCACTGGCAGGCTTCAGTTTCAGGACGCTCCAAGCATCGGCGTCGGCCAAGTCGAACGGCTTGAACTCGGGCACACGCTTCAGGCTCTTGAACCGGGTGTCATGCGTGCCCTCAGCGTCCAACACCTCGCCCCGATCCCGCATTCCCTTCACGGCCTGCCAGCGCTCCCGCTTGCCACCCGTCGCCGTGGTGGCCTTCACCTCGTCATAACGCGGCTTGAACGTGCCGGGCAGGATCAAGCCTTCCTCGCTCATGGCCTTCCAGACGTTGTTGTACTGATCGCGCCACAAGTCACCGCCCTGGTTTGTCTCAATGCCCACGGTGGACGCCCTGAGTTCGATGGCCTTCAGGATCACGCGGCGCATCAGGGCGTCCGTGCCCTCAATGCCCTCCCAGGCGTACAGGGTGATGATCTTCCCGTCTGCCCGCCGTCCTGCGGCGCTGATGGCTTGAGAATCGCTCTGATCGGTTTCCGTCACCGCAATATCCGCCCATACCTGCACGTCCGAGAGCGTTTCGAGGGGCGGGTAGGGGATCGCGTGGAAGTCATAACCCTTGTACAGCGTGCCCTTGCTGCTGCCGATCTCGTTTTGCTTTTCCTCGGTGAAGGCCACGGGGCCGATGTCATTTAACTCCGCTTCCAGCACGGGCAAGGGGCGGGCGTCAGGCCAGGTGCTCACGCCTGCCGTGATGAAGTGGCGCGGCGTGCCGTTGCTGTCCCGGCGCGTCTCGTACTCAAAGCCCGTAATGGCCGGGTGCGGGCCGCTGATGTAGCGATCCATCAGGAACTCAGCCGGATACTCCGGGTTCGCGTTGGCGAGGCGCGTCACGACGCCGTGCGGGTTGATGATGTTCTGGAGAAACATGATGACGCGGGACGGCGCACCGGCTGGGATGATGCTGTTCTGAATCACCTTGAGTTTCTTCTCGGTGGTTTTCAGGGTGTCGAGCTTCTCGTCAATGTCGTCAAAAATGATGACATCGGGGCGCAAGTCTTCCAGCAACAGCCCGCGCACGGCGGTATCCAGGCCCGCCGCGTCCACCACGAGGCCAGAGCGCGTCCACACCCGCGAGCGCCGCCAGCCCTGCGAGGTGCCATGCTTGCCCACCTTGCGGTCGCTCAGGCTGGGGTAATAGCGGGCAATCTGCGGGTGTTCCAGAATCAGGCCGATGTTCTGCACGCTGTCGTCTGCCTGCGCCTGCGTGCCCTGAACGTACAGCACGTACTTATAGCCCTGCGTGGCAAGCTTGATCGGCGTGCGGCGGGCGTTTGTTGTCTTGGAGAATCCACGCGGCCACACGAATACGCCGGACGCGCTTTGATCCGGGCGGCACGCTTCCACCCACTTCCAGTAATCGTGATGGTAGGGGGCCAGTGGGGCGGTGTAGGTGGACGGCCAGAGCGTATGCAGCCAATCCAGGTATGCAGCAGGGGGCGTGTCTCGCCCCGCCTCAAGGCTAGTTCGGTAGGGCGCGGTGAGCGTCTGCGCTTCCGCCGCCAGGAGGCCCCAGACTGATGAGTCGGGCGGTGATCCGTTCAAGAGTGTCATGGTCCCTCACTTCGTCACGAATCACTTGAATGACGGCGCTCACCATCTGGCGCGCATCATCCACACGGATATGTTCTGTGGACTCGCCTAGGATCAGGCGTTCCAGCTTCTCTAGACGCTCATAGGCGGCCACAGCTTCATGCGGCTTCTCGTAGGCCACGTCTGCCCCGTCCAGACCGCCCGCATACTTGAGGGCGTTCATCTTCATGGCCTGAATCTGACTGAGCTTCTGGGCCACGTCGCGGGCCGTCACGCCCACCTGCATCTCTGCCACCTGCTCAGTTGCCGCTCTTTCCACTTTTTGCCAGTGCGTTTGCCGTTCTGCTTCCCAGTCCTCACGGGCTGAACGCTTAGATGCCGTGCTGTAGCTGATTTTCCGCTTTCCGCAGAATTGCTTGAGGGTTGCCTTTTCTGGATCGTGAATGAAGTCGAGGCGGACTGCGCCCCAATCGGTTCTAGCCATGCAATCCACCTCCTATGTTTGGGGCAAGCGGCGGGCCTCGATTCCCGCGCGTCAGCAGTTCGGGCTGACACATCCATTCGCCTGCAAAGGCCAGCGCGAGGGCTGGCCGGGGGTGCGCCTTCACTCGGGCGCAGGGGGAACGGCGGGGGGCTAGGCGCGTTCCGGCCAATGCCAGGTGCCGGGGGCTTTGTCGGCCTCATCCTGCCTAACGCTGCCCGCCGCAAGCGTGCCGTTGTTCAAGTCGCTGGCAATCCCGGCGTGAAGGTTGTTCTTGGCGTACACGCGCACGATGTTTGCCCCAAGTGCGTCCCGATGCACTTCCAGATCATTCGACTGATCCAAAAACACCGTGAGGTTGCAGTGATCGGGATGATCGCTGGGGCTATCCCAGGCATTCGTGACCATTGCGGCGCGGTGCTGCCCGTTGGCAAGGACGAAATGGACGATTCGGCCAATGGTGGGGCGCTGGACTTCCTTGACTTCTATGCTCATATCTCTCCTTTCAGCAGCAGGAACAGGCCGTAAGAGGCCACAGCAATGCCCAGCATCAGGCCCACCACGATCAGGCCGCCCAGCCACCTGTCCCGGCGTTTCTCCAGGCGGCGCTTCATGGGTGGCCTACCACGTGCGGGTGTGCCAAGCGGTTTCGACAGACTCAAACACGCCGTCACGCAGCCACCCATGCCAGCCACAACAGCCGGGGGCGTTGTGGAACAGAGAGGGCGTCAACGTCAGATCGCCAGTCTCCACACTGCCCGAAACAACGGCGTGCGGGGCGAAGTACACCCGATTGCAGCCGCAGGGGCAGACGTAGTGATGCCCCGTGCCGCCATCCTCCTGTCGGATGAGGCCGGGCTTCCAGTCGGCCATGCGTTCACCCTGCCAATGGATCATCGGTGTGTTCATGGCTCTCCTAGCGTTGACTGCGGCGCACTTGCTGGGCACGCTTGCGGCGAGACTGGGCCAGACGGCGCACAGGCAGGCCGTACTCAATCCGTACAGGCCCGATGATCGGGACAGGCTGCCATGTCTTGCCTCTGTTCTGGCTAATGCTCAGAGTGGCGGTGCTGTAAGCGTTCGTCTCCCCTTTGCTGGCTTCGTCTGCCAGCGCCTTCACCCGGAACCAGTCACCGTCCCCGTCCTGTGCCCACAGGTGGCGCGTCTGCTCCCGGTACTCATCGGCGGCGCGTCTGGCGTCCGGCGTCGGCTGGCCCGTCCATGACACCGGGCGCGTCTGCGTGCGGCGGTTGCGTGGGGGCATGGCGGCCTCCGGGTGTCAGTCCTCAGATTCTGAGGGCGTGTCGGAATCTGACAAATCCAGCAGATTGTTTGGGGGCCAAGGCTGGCCTTCTGAGCGGCTTATTTCTGCCAGCAAAGTGCCATTCTCGCCATACCCGCTATAGACGCGGACGGCCTGAACCTTTTCATGGTTAGGTCCAAGCTTGACTGTGAGGAATGGGCGCTTATCGGCTGTCATGGGCTGCCCCGTCCGGCGCGGCGTTCCGCTTCCCGCCGATCCGCCAAAGCCACGGTAATTAAGCGTAGCAGGGCAGGGCTTGGCTGCTTTGGCCCCTGCCAAACATGCCGAAACCAGCAATCAAGGGCGCGGTGAGACAATGACGGCTGCCTCATGGATTCCCCCTGCCTGCCCGTTTCTCTCGTTTGTGGGCACGGTTATCGGTTCTGCGTCCGGTTCGGCCTCCACATCGGCGGCATCCCAGCACCGCTCTCCAGTGGCTCTTGCGCTGCTTCAGCTTCCACTCCCTCACGCCCGCACCCGCCGCAGCTCACGCGGGACTGGAGGCCAGGGCGGGGCGGCACGCTCACACAGGGGGCAGTGATCCACCGTCAGCAGGCCGTGGGCACAGTGACGCGGGGCAGGTTCGGGACGGCGATCTGACAGGGGTACGTTCACGCAACCTCCAGAGCAACACACGAGAAATCGGGCGCATCTCGCAAAGAGACACGCCCGACTGATAGCGAAATGATATCAGAAGTATGCGGAAAGGACAAGTTAGGCCGTCTCTAGCGCCTTTGCCGGGTGGACAGTCGGCACGCTGCCGGGGTGGGCAAGGATCAGCCGTTCAAAGAGCAGGCGGGCAGGACGGGCCAGCAGGTGATTCCGTACCCCTCTCAGCCCTTCCGTCTGATCTGGGGCGTACAGCGGCCATTGTCCCCGTGCTGGGAACTCCCGCTGGAACTCCAGAAAATACGCGAGATCGTCACCCTCAAGGCTGGCCGTGTCAATGGTGGCGGTGTGCGGCTCACTCAGGGCGTGCAAACCGAACAGGGGGGAAACGTAGTGGACAGTCGGCAGCTTCACCACGTAGGCCGTCAGGTGGCCGGGGCGGGTGGCGGGGGCGAGATCGGCGCGGAGGGTGGCCGTCACCACTCTCAAGTCCACCTCTGCGGTGCGGTGGCGCTTCTCCGCATTCAACCGGGCGATCAGGCAGGCGGGCACGGTGTCCGGCGTGTACCGTTCCGCTTCCAGCACCGCTTGAACGGCGTCACGGTGGGCACGGTAGGCGCGGCGCTCGGCTTCGTGGGCCTGAAGGTAATCAGCGGTGGTGAGGCCCGGCTTCCCCCGTGGTGTGGCGTTGGGGGCGGGCTGTTGCGCTTGCAGGGGCAGCGGGGCGCGTCTGTCGTTGAGGATAGCAAGGGCTAGGCTGTTGACTGTCAGCAGGCGGCTGAGGCGCTGGGCGGAAACGATGGTGGGGGCGGTGAGCGTCAGGGGTTGGGTGGGTTCCGTCATTTAAACCTCGCTGAGCATTCCGTGGGCCATGCGGCGGCGATACGCGGCGGCCAGTGCCTTGCTGCCCTCCCCCACCTCGCTCAGCAGTTCGGCGTCCGTCTGCTGTGGCGCGGGGGCATGGGGCGCAGGTTCAGGGGGCAGCCATGCGGCGTAGCACTCGGCTTCAATGTTTGCGATGTCCACCGGGCGGGCGCGGCGCTTAGGCATGGCGGGCGCAGGACGGGCAGAGCAGGCGGGGCGATACCCTGTCGGGCCGCGTCAACCAATTCGAGGGGGCGAGGGATTGCCAGCCCAGCGCCTTGAGTTCGGCGGAGGGCAACTCACGGGGCAACGGGGCTTCGCAGATCACGCACACGCGGCGCTCGTACCGTTCGGCGGCCAGCGCTTCCACCTGTGCGTCCGTCATCCCTTCCAGCGTTTCAGCGAGTTTCAGCATGTGAACCTCCAATGGAGCGCCCCGCCGTGTGAGGGCGGGGCTTGCGTCTCAGATTTGAGAGGGTGGGTGTCAGCTTCTGTCAGGGTGCTAGAGCGTCGTCAACGTGACCACTCCCCGCCCCGAAGGGCGAGGCTTCTCAGACCACGGCATGCGATACCCCGCTACCGTTGAGGGCTGAAGGGACGGCCCGTCCCAAAATGTTGTGCGCCGCATTCACGTCCGCATTCTCAGCATGCCCGCACTGGGCGCACAGAAAACGTGACTGACTGACCCGGTTTTCCTTGCCCACATGCCCACAGATACGGCATGTTTGCGAGGTGTACGCAGGGTTGACGGCGATGACTGAACGTCCGGCACTCGCAGCCTTGGCGTTCAGGATTTCAAAAAACGATGCCCAGCCCACGTCCGAAATGCTCCGGGCGAGGTTGGACTTCACCATGTTGCTGACCTTCAAATCCTCGTGCGCGATCAGATCGTGTTCATTGACCAGCCTCCGGGCGGTTTTGTGGTGGAAGTCGGCACGCTGTCGCCTGATCTTTCGATGAGCCTTGGCGACCTGCTGGACGGCTTTTCGGCGACGGTTGCTGCCTTTCTTCCGGCGCGATACGGTGCGCTGCTGAACGCGGAGATTCTTGAGGCCGTTCTTCAGGTAACGCGGGTTCTCCACAAACTCGCCGTCTGACGTGATGGCAAACCATGTTGTCCCCACGTCCACCCCGACTGCTGAGCCTGTGGCAGGCAAAGGGGCCAGCGGGACTTCGCAGACATAGGCAGCAAACCACTGTCCGCAGTCGTGAATGATCTGGAGGGATTTGGGTTTGCCTTCAAGCGGGCGGTGCAGCTTAATCTTGACCGCGCCGATTTTGGGGATGTTGATGCGCCGCCCCTCATCCACGGGCTTGCCGCAGGCTGTCCAATCGCCTTTCTTGTTGTCCCAGCACTGCTTGAACTTGAATGAGTCCCAGCGTTGACGGGGTTTGAACCGGGGAAAACCTGCACGTTTCGCTCCCTTCTTAACCCGGCTGAAAAAGGACTTATACGCCCTGTCGAGCCGATCAAAAACGTCTTGCAGAACGTGGGAGTAGACCCCGCCGTATTCCGGGCAGGCGTCCTTGAGGGCTGTGAGTTCGCGCTGCTGATCGTAGGCGCTGAGCGTTTTGCCGTGTTTTCGGTACGCTTCGCGGCGCTGTTCAAGGCCCGCGTTGTAGAGCATGCGGGTGAGTCGCAATGTCTCAAACATAGCGACCTCTTGGGGCTTTGTCGGGTAGAGACGAAACTTGAATACTCTGGTTGTGGTGGTAGAATCCGTGACGCTGCACCTCCCCGTAGGTGTAGAGCAGAGGGGTGGTGAGACACCGCGCTCTGCTTTCGTCATCTATTCTAGCACAGAAAGCCTCGGCTTTGCCGTCCCTGTCGGCGCGAATGCCGCTAGACCCCGCTCTGAAGAACGGTGCATGCGCGTCACTTTATGTCACTCAATGACGCGGCGGGATTCCAGATACTTCTGAATGAATAGGCTGGCCTCTCCGCTGATGGCCTGATCCGGCAGAAATCGCAGGAATTGCCAGCCCGCTAGAACGCCTAAGTTCTGCCGCTCCAAGTCCCGCGCCCGCTTGTCATGGACGCCATGAACCCCACCGTCGACCTCAATCAAGAGATGAGCGGCGGGAATCGCCAGATCGCTCTGAAACTTCCGGGGCGGATTCAAGGCAGCACCCCACATGTACTGTTCGGCGTACCCAATGCCCAGAATGTCCAGCCACCTGCACAGGGCTTGCTCTGCCTTCTCCCCTGCCCTGACCCCTTGAGCGGTCTGCTGGGCCTTCTGGGGGCCTCTGGAGGGCAAGGCGTGGCCCATGCGGGCGAGGTAGGCGCGGTAATCGGCCTCAGACATACGCGGCATCAGAGGCCCGCACGATCAAGGAACTTAAGAACTGCCGCCGCGTCAAAAATGCAGACAATTTGATAGCCGCCTTCTGGCGCATCTCTGACCATGCAAACTTCCTCGGCACACGGGCCGGACCTGCCCGCTAATCGAGGATTTCCCGTGGGCATCCTGTCCCGCTTGAGGGTGAGGTAAACGCCTTTGACTCCAATACTCAGGCGACGGTGGCATTCCTGACGAATGGCTGTCGTCATGCTTCCTCCAAATGGCAAGCCCGCCCCGGCGCAGAGGCCAGAGGCGGGGGTGAAGGGCGGGTTAGGCGGCTTGCTGCTGAGCAAGATGGGCGCGGAGGGTGGCAATACAGCAGGCCAGCGTCAGGCGCTCATGATCGGAAGCAAACGGGCGACCCGGGCGGGCCTCCAGCCATGCCAGCACCTCTGGCAACCGGAAGTACACGTGCCCCCGCTGGGTGCGGCCTGCCACTGGGCAGCCGTTGCGCTGCCACTGACGCGGCGTGGATCGGCAGAGGCCCAGCAAGTCGGCCAGCATGGACACCGAGTACGCCCCACGGGGGATGGAAGGGGGAGCCACGGGACGCGCACTCATGACACGGCGCACGTCGTCGGGATGAAAAAGGAGGTTTCCCGATCCGCCCGGCCCGATAGCGCGGCGTGTCCTGACGTTCAGCCGTCCCTGACGCCTCCTGCGGTACAGGATGGAACGATCAAGGCCCATCAGGGCGGCAACCTGCCCCACGGTGAGCCAGTCACGCAACTCATCAGCGGTGCTGGCATCAGCGTAGTGGGCACGGATCAGCGCCGCCGCCCGATCTGACACGGCCCATGCCCACCCCTGCTCTTGGGGGGACTTGAAGTGAAAGACGTTGCGGGTCTTCACGTGACGACGCACAGAGCTGTATTGCACCTGAAGCTCTGCCGCCAGTTCGCGCAGGGTAATGCTCACGCCGTCTCCCACAGGGCGGGCAGCGGCTCAGCCTCCCATTCCCGCTTGCGGTCCCGCATCAGCGATTGCAGGAAATGAAGCGTCTGAACCTCATTCAGAGTCAGGCAGTCACGGGCGGCGAGGCGCATGTACTGGCGCTCGTACACGATCAGATCATCATGGTTCATTCTGCGGGCCTCCAATAACGGGAGCGGGTGCCGTTCGGCTCGGTGCGGGTTTCAAGGCTCAGGTGCCCGCCCGCCTCCAGACGGGCCAGGGCGGACAGCAGGGCGCGGCGGCCCGTCTCGGTGAGGTGACGGGTGTACAGGCGTTCCAGGGACACACAGCCCTCTGAGTGGACGGCGGTGAGGATGCGGCGTTCAAGGCCGGGCTTCATGACACCCCCAGCAGGGCGGGCTGAGCGTGCCTGACGCGGCGCTGAGCAATGGCGTGATATTTCTCGTCCCGCTCAATCAGGATGGGTACGCGCCCGCATTGAATGGCCGCCACTCCAGTTGTGCCGCTGCCCGCCGTGTTGTCCAGCACCACGTCACCGGGTTGGGTATACGTGCGGATCAAATACTCAAAAAGTGCGACAGGTTTTTGGGTGGGGTGTTCTAAATCGTTGTTCGGGTTGGCGAATCTCAGAATTGAAGTGGGGTAGTTTTCCCACTCAGTTTCATACCCGCGCTTATGGGAAGGGCGGGTGCCGATCACGCCGCCGTCTTTCATCTCAACGCCGGGCCGATAGTGATACTTCGGGTTGTGGACTAGCCCCTGCGGATAGTAGGCCATGCGGCGCGGGGATTTGTTGGCCGTTGTGCCAAGAGAAAACACGCAAACTTCCTCGTGCAACCGGACGGGCTTGTTCTTGGCATTCAAAAAGTCTGAGCCTTTTGACTTTTCCCAAATCCAGCAGTATTTGAACAGTTCCAGCCGTGAGGCGATCAGAGCGGTGGTGAACGGCTGCGCTGCTGTCAGCACAATGGCTCCATTCGGCTTGATGAGCCGCTCGTATTGCTCCCAGAGCGCGGCAAAAGGAACCACGCTGTCCCACGCGCAGGCGGTTGTCCCATACGGCAAGTCCGCCAGAATCATGTCCACCGACTGCGTGGGCAGGGTGGGCATCACCTCCAGGCAGTCCCCCAGAATCACCTGCGCATTCATCCTTCCCCCCTCAATCGGTAGCGGCACGCCTGCCCCGTATCCCCAGGGCGCAGGGGTTCCAGTGTGGCAATCAGGTAGCCCTGCTCAGTGGCGGCATAGAGCAAGCCCTGCATGGCCTCACGGGTGTAAGGCAGGCGCTTCTCCAGGCCCGTGAGCGTCAGCCCGTTAGGCTCAGCTTTCAGGGCGGCGTAAACGGCAGGCAGGATGTCAGGAATCACGCACGGCCCCCCGGCAGTAGGAGGAATGGCGGTAAGTCAGTTCGAGCTGGCACAGGGCACGGGCCAGTGGGCAGGACGGCAGGGGCCAGTCCTCCGGGTGTTCGGCGCGGCGCAGTCGCCAGCGGGCAGCCGTGGCCGCCTTGCGCGTGCAGGTGTCTGCCTCATCCCAGAGGGTTTTTGTCGCGCTGGGCCAGTTGTCAAACTCGCTGGTGGGCTTGAGGGCGGCGCTGTCAACGAACAGAACGCGGCTCACAGCCAGCACCCGGAAGCGGCGCAGGTCACAGTGTCATCCTCAAAAAGACTCGGTTGTTCATCCCATTTCACCTCATTGAGTGGGCGGGCGCTGCGGTGCAGGAAGGCGTGAGGATCACGGGCGCGTATCTCGCGTTCCACCTCCACTGCCGTCTGAAAATCGGCAGGCGCGGTGGAGCGCAGGTGCTTCCACTGGGCATCCCCCATGTGCGGGCACATCAGGCAACTGGACTTCGGCGCATCGGGCCAGCCCTGCTCACGGATGGCGGCGTAACAGCCATCCCGGCTGACGCCCAGGTCAATCAACGGGAAGGCGTTCACGATCCATTTCATGCCGCTGGGCTTCATGCGGTCGCACTCATCCATCGAAATCCCCAGCCATTGCACGGCGCTCTTGACGCCCTGCTCACGCAGCCAACGCCGGACAGGGCGCTGCTTCCATTCGTTCGAGCAGTAGGTGGGAAGCTTGCTCACGCCGCCGCCCTGCGTCGTATACATCGGCATCAGGACGCCGCCATTCCCGGCGTACAGATCGACCGTGCTGTAGCTGTGCGGCACGATCACCAGTGGGATGCCCAGCGCCTCGCAGGCGGGACAGTGGACGGCCTGCACGTAATCCCACGTCGCCGTCTTTTCGCGTCCTGTGTCCGCCATCACCACGTAATCCGGGCGGGGCAGCTTGCCTTGCAGGATTAGAGCCAGCATGGCGGTGCTTTGAACGCCTCCCCCATTGCTCAGGATGGTGACGGCGCTCATTTGGCGTCCTTGAGTCCCGCCAGTTTCAGCACGGCGGGCAGCGTGTAGCGGGGCGGCTCTTTCTCGCAGGCGGCGGCCTTCTCATCGCGCATCATGCCCAGCAGCCTGTCCCGGCTGCGTTCCAGTTCCCGATCAATGCGGGCGCTGTGTTCCAGCCGCTCAATGCGGCGGCGCAGGGCGGCCATCTGGCGGATCAGGCGGATGCGGGCGTATACCATCACCCGCACATCGGCCCGCAGATCGGAGAGTTCCAGGGTGGCGAGGTAGGCGTAAGTGGCGCAGGCGGCCAGGGCAACAGTCAGTAGGCGCATTCAGGCTCCAAAGAAGCGCCCAGCCGGGGGAGTGGCTGGGCGGGAAGGGGTGGAGTGGTTTTAGGAGACTTGCAAGCGGGCGGCCTTGCGCTTGAGCCGTTCCCCCAGTTCGATCACCTCACGCTCTGGCAAACCGTCAAGATGCGTTTCCAGGGCGCGGCGTGCCTGCTTTGCATGTTGCGCCCGGCTGTGCTGTGCGTTCAGGTAGGCGCAGAAGGTTTCAGCGTCACAGCGGGCGTTTGGGTTTGAGTCAAAAAAGAAGATCGCCACCGTGCGCCCGTCCCTCCATTCACCCCAGAAGTCGGCCACATAGACGTTCTTCACATAGCCGGAATGGTCCTCCCGCACGGCGTACCGGGGTGGGCGCTGGCTTGTCTTGTCCATCGGGTGCGGGGCGGCCCACGGGTTGCGTGACCACCACTCTTTCAGAATGTCGCGTGTCTCCTGTCGCGTCAGATCGCGTCGGAAAACGCGATGAAGATGACCAGCAGACGGGATATGCCCGTTTCGTTTGGCGTATTCGGTGGCGTACCTCTTCGCCTGCTCATGCAGATCATTGCTCACCCCTGCACCTCCTGTGGACTGTCACTCTCTGCGGCATAGCGGACGTAAAGCAGCGCCACCGCCTGCCAGAACCGCCCGTAATCGCCCCAGTGGCGGCGCACCCATTCGTCCTGCCCGGTATGTGCGGCGTCGGTGGCGTCTCCGGGGCGGGCGATGTGGTGGCGGGTGCAACATGGCAACAAAACTTCATTTGTCCGGTAGCGGTCATTCGCCCCCAATCGGAGGTGGTGAAGCTCAACGGGCTTGACACCGCACGCAGGCACGGCGCAGGGCTGGCGACTCAACCACGCCCGCCAATCCCGCCGCTCATCCACAGCCCTTATCAGCGCATCCAGCGGGTTTTCCCCCGTCGCTGCACTGTGGACGAGGGCGCGGCGGATGGCGGGCGGCGCGTGCGCGAACGCCTGCACGGTGGTTTCCAGCGCGTCCTGACGGGTGAGGCGCGTGTCAGATTCTGACAACTCCGCGAACGTGGCATCCAGCGCGTCCGCCGTCTCACGGGTGACGCGGATACTCGTCTTCTCAGGGATTTTGGAGGGTGCCCCGGCCAGAATGTCGGCGGGCAGCTCCCCATGCTCCAGCCGTTCCCCGTAGGCCGTGAGGGTGCCGAACAGCAGGCCCTGAACGTCTAGCCCGGCCTCCCGCGCCAGTCCTGCCCGCAGGTAGCCGTACCAGCGGGAATGAAACTCACCGTAGCCGAGCCATGTGATGAACTCCCGCGTGCTGCTGCGCGGGTACAGCAAGCCCCAGGACAGGCGCAGTTTGTGAACCTCATGCGCCTGCGCCTTCCGCATTTCGTTCTGACTGTGATCGGTTTGGGTGATGGCCTCGCGCCGATCCTCCAGCGTGGGCGCACGGGTGGGGGTGGTGAGGGTGGGGATCATGCGCGGCCACACGAGGCGCAGGTGAACTCAAACGCCGTGTTGAACAGATCAGGCATCTGCTCCCGTTTCCACGATTCGGGCGGCCCTTCCTCCCAGCCCCAGGGGAAGCCAGCCGCCCGCGTCTTGGCTTCCAGATCGCGCAGGCGGCGGCCCATACAGGGGAAGTGCTGCTCAATGGCGGCCAGTTGGCCGGGTTTGGCATACGCCCCACACAGGCAGTCCCCACTAACCCCGATGAGCGGGCTATACGGGTTGCGGGGCAGCTTGAACTGTTCCAGATAAGCGTCCCGCTGCCTCAGCGGCCAGTCCCACAATGGGGCAACCCACACGGTGCGGCCTACCCGTTTAACGGGGACAACGTTGCGGGCGCGGCGGGCGGATTCCGTTTGGCGACTGCCACTGATGAGCATAATTCGGCCTTCAGGGTGGTCCCTGACGAGACGCTCAAATTGCCTTTGCTTGAGGCGGGCAAACATCTTGCCGTGCCCAGTGGGTGTCGGGCCGGGGAAGCCGTATTCCGTGACCAGCTCGTCATAGTGTTGCGGGTCCAATGCGCCGTCCTTGCGGGTGTTCTCGGTGGCGCGGTACACCAGCAGCTCCACGCCCAGATCGGCGCAGATGGCGCGGGCGCGGGGTTCAGCTTCGGGCAGCGCAATCCCGGTATCCACGTACACGGCGGCAGTGAACTGGGGGTGTCTGCGGGCCACGTCCAGCGTGACCACGCTGTCATTCCCCCCGGAGAACATGGCAAAGACGTGGGTTGGCTGATGTTCCTCTACGGCTTGCAGGATCAGGGGCAGGCCAGAGAGGGGGCGATCTCCCAGAAAATGCGCGGCGCTCACCCTTCCCCCCGCACGATGCCCCAGGCCAGGTATTCCCCGTGCCCGCGCTCATACCCTGCGTGGGCCAGAGCGCAGGCGGTGGTGTGGCTAATGCCGCCGAACAGGTGGATGGATTCAAGCTGCTCAATCAGATCAGCCTGGGAGGAGGAGTGAAGGGGGAAGGCGTCACCCGTGGCGCTGTCGGTGAGGAGAAAGGAAAGCGGCGCAGGCTGTGGCGCTGCGCCGTGGGGGCTGGTTTGTGGCATAGGGGTACTCCTTAGTCTGCGGCCTCTGAACCGATCTGAACCCACACATAGCCGCCATCAATCAACAGCGGGCCGGAACCGTTACGGGCTTCCAGGGCCAGCAGGGCGGCGGCGAGTTCAGGGCCGGACAGTTCACAGCGGGCGGCCAGCGACTCGAACGGGACAGGCGGGCCGGATAGGGTGAGGGCGTGCAGGATCGTCTGAACGCGAGACTGGCGCTCAAGCACGCGGACGCGATACTCAGACATTGCGGTGGCGGAACTTCGTGTCATGTAAACCTCAAAGAGAGGCAGGGGTGAAGTACGAGGGTGGAGATATCAATACTTTGCCCCCCATCTCTAATTCCCCTGTCCTGTGACAACGGCCCGCTGCCCAGCCCGAAAAGCACGCACAGTACGCACAGAAACACCGGAAAGCCCAGAAATTTGCGCCGCTGTCGGATTCATGAATCCTTGCCCAGCAAGCTCTCCGATGGCCGATGTGATGGCGTCAAACGTGCGATTTCGGCGGATGGCGTTTGTTTTGACTGCGCCAATCTGCCCACCCTCGCGCATGGCCTCGCGTGCCTGTTCTGCGGAAAGTGTCGGGCGGTCCCAGGAGTAAAGCTTGCTGCGTTTGGCGGGCGGTCTGTCGCGTTTCTGGAAATTGTCGGCGTTCTTCCAAGTCCAGCGGGCCACCGAACGCGCCACGCCCAGCACCTCACTCCGGGGCAGTTTCGGGGTATAGATATTCAGGCTGTGTGCATGTTGAATCGTCGCCGCCTCCCACGCAACAAAATTGCTCGACTGGGAGGCGCTATGCACGTTGTCATATGCCCACAGGCGCGTCCGGTAGAACAGGTCCGTATTGCGGCCCTCTCCGATCTGCTGGCCTTGCTCCGGGGCCACGCGCAAGCGTTCGGGCAGGGCGTCCAGCAACTCGCCCAACGTGTAGAGCGGGCCGTCATGGGTGATCGTGGCCCATGACTTGTGGAGTGGGTTCTTGATGCCCGTCCCTGGGTATCCGGCATCCGCTTCCAGCCAGCGCGTGTAGCCGTTGCTGACAGCCTCAAACAGCCTGCGGGGCGCGGTGCGGCTCAGGCTGCCCCGCAGAACGGGCAGCGCCAGGCCGTACACCTGATGGCTGCCCCGGTTGTGGCGGTTGCGGATGATGAAATGGGGCTGCGGCGCTCCCACGTCCAGCCAGCGGGCCGCCGTGTGATCGCCTTCCCCGGTATCGTCCACATCCAGTTTCAGCCAGCCGATTTCATGGGGCCTGTCCGGGCTGAGGTAACGCATCTGGACGGCCTCTGCGGCAGGCGTGGTGTGGAAGTAGGTTTTGCGATTGCCCGCGTTCGGGTGGTAGGCCAGCGACTCAACAAAATGCCGCTGAATGCTGGAAACGGTAGAATGGATCATGTAGGCAACCTCCTGTTTCGGTGCCTGCGCCGCCGCGCCCTTTCTCTCCCGTCAGAGCGCGGCTTCACTCATGACTATTTTACCATTTTTTGTCGTCTGGGAGGGCGTTTAAGCACGTTTCACGCATCGGTGATCCTGGGGAATCCAGATGACGATTTCGCGCCCTCCGGGGCTGAAGTGGGTGTACAGGCGCGGCTCATGCCCGCAGACGTGGCACGTCGCTTGTTCGGCGGTGTTCAGTTCCAGCGGGCCGTCTGGCGCGTAGCCCAGCGCTTCACCCAGCGTCTGCGGCTTGCCTGCCCGCCTGTCGCTGTCAGTCGCTAGCATTTGGCAACTCCTGGACGGTCAGGGGGGCGAGGGCCGGGGCGTTGTTCTGCGCCAGTTCCATCAGGTGATCGGTATACAGGCGCACCCACGCCTTTTCCACCCACGGCAATTCCTTGTGGGGGATGCTGCCCAGCGGTTGCCCGTTCGTGGCCCGCATGAGCAGCTTCCGTTCCAGCTTGTCCTGTGTGGCCGTTTCGCCCGCCTGCGCGGCTTCCATCATCTCGACCCATCGTTTCAGGGCGCGGCTGCTGGCATCACGCCCGCCCAGCCCGTATTCAATGAGCTGCTGAGGTGTGGGGAAGAACACCTCAAACCGGAAAGCGGCGGCGCAGGCTTTCTGAAACTGCTCATCGGTGAGTTCGGCGGAAAGCGTCTTGTGGTAAATCCGCACGGTGGCGTCGTTGAACTGGCGGTTGAATCTGTCGCACAGGATGGCCCATGAGGCGCTGAAGGCAGTGCTAGAAAGGGTCATTGTCGTTTCCCTCCGAGAGAACCCGGTGTGTCTGCCGGGCGGTATCGAGTGAGCGGGCGTTTGCTTCTCCAGGTGTTTGCGGCTTGCCGAACTGGCCTTTCAGTTCAAACAGGCCGTTCCAGCCGTTTGTGATGGTCTGGCGGATGCACGCTTCCGGGTTGGGCTGCTCAGCCAGGAAAGCAAGCTGGGCTTTCAGCACGCGATCTGTGCGTGATAGACGGCGTTCCCGGCGATAGCTGCGCCATTCCTGCCACGCCTCTGCAAACTGCGGGCGGGCGGCAAGGGCAGGTGGAACCTCCAGGGCCTTTTTCGCGTCTGGGACGATGTTTGAACCGTGGACGGCTTTTCCGTCGACGGCTTTCCCGTCCACGGTGAGAAGCGCGTCTGACACGCGGTATTCCGTTTCGCCCAGTTTGCCCTGTGCGTTGCGTGTCTGCTGACGGCTGACGTAGCCTGCCGCTTCCAGTTCGCGCAGGGCGGTGCGGTGGGCGTCGCGTCCATCGTCGCTCACGGCTTCCACTTGGGACATGCGGTAGGGCCGTTCATCGGGGACGCTGAGCATCACGGCCAGCAGTCCTTTTGCTTTCAGGCTGAGGCGCGGATCGCGCAGCATGGCATTGGCGACCATCGTGTAGGGGGTGTGCCGCTTGTTTCGGAACCCTAGCGGCTCGGACACCGTATCTGTGGCAGGAGCCGGAATGATGCACCTCCGAGAATGAAGCACCGCCCGCGTCTAGTCCACGCGGGCGGTGCTGTTGTGTGTGGTTTTCTTCGGTATCCACCGATCTGGCACGCAGCCGCACCGACAATCCGGCGTGGCTTCTGGGGCGGCCAGTTCCCCGTGCCCCATGTGGCAGGGCAGGCGCTTTTTCGTCCTCATGTCGTACACGGGTTGAAGTCCGTCGTGCGCCTCCCAGCCCAGCAGGCAGACGATCATGCCGAACTCGCCCGGTTCACCGTGCCTGCATGTGCCGCAGACGCCCTGCTCATTCACGCGGCCTCGCTCTTTTGCTTGGCGGCGCTGTAGACGATCTTGCTTTCCGCCCGCGTCAATTCGCTCAGCCCAGCAACCTCCCGCCCGATCACCTGGGCCACGAAGTCAACATGCGTGAGTGGTTCAACGTCTGTCCCTTTGAGCATGGCTCCCAGTTGCGCGTGAAGGCGTGCGCCTGCTTCCTTGCCCAGCGGCTCAGAATCAGCCGGGGCGGGCGCAGGTGGGGCACTGGGGCGGGGCGCGGGACGCTGGGCCTTCTGGGGGCCTTTCATGGCCGCGTTGCCGTCATCGTCGTCATCTGCGGCGAGGCTTAATACCGCCATCAGGGAATAGCGGCGTAGATAACTTATGCTGCTCCCCAATTTCTGTATGTCCGTCGCTGCCGGGGCGCTCACAGTGGTTTCCAGCCATTCCCCGCTGCTGTGCATGATGCGCGTGGTGACGGTGACGGTGTTGCCCTCGGTGCCAGGGGCCTGCACGATGCTCAGCCCGTTGTCTGCCAGCCCGCCGCGTACCGTTTCCAGCACGGCGGCCAGTGTCGCGTATTTGCCGTGGTGACTTTTGCCGTCCTTCTCAACATGTCCGAAGACGCCTTGCGCCTTGCTGAGCGCTTCTGCCAGTTTGCCGACTGTCTCACTGTGGTTCATGCCTTCTCCCTCAGTTGCCTCTTGATGTTCCTGATGCGCCGATTGATGAGCCGCGCAGCGGGCCAGTCTGTCGGGCCGTAGCCCAGGACAAGCCGCTCCCACTCGGCTTCCAGCTCCCAGCGCCGCGCCCTCAGAACCGCCGCCATTGGGTGTCCTCCATGCGCCTCTGTTCAGGCGTCGGGTACATTCCCTCGGTGCGACGGACGGCCCGGTAATGCTCAGCCAGCGCGTGCAGATTCTTTTCGTTCTCAATCTGTTCCATGACGAGTTGCGCTCCCTCTCCGCAGAGCGCGTCCAGGTGGGGCAGGTGGCCTTCCGGCAGCCCGGCCAGCCAGCCCGCGCAGTCAATGGCCTCTCGTCCGGTGAGGCCCGCCGTGAGCAGGGCGTCAGTGATGCGCTCCCTGATGCATTTGCTATGCTCCTGGTAGGACATAAGAACCTCCAATCCCCCGCCGTGCGATGGCGGGGGATTTGGTTTGAATGGGGCTTTACTTGATTGCGCCAGCGGCGACGGCGGCAGCGAGGGAGGAATAGGCGAACGTCAAGTTGCCCGCTCCCAATGCCCGTGTCGCATAGGTCTCTTCTGCCGGGATAACGGGGCCAGTGCCCTCATGGTTCAAGACAATGGGCCAGGGCCTGAAATCGGTGCGGTGGTCGCTAGCAATCAGCACAAGCCGCTCGTCGCGCATCTGCCAAACTTCACCGAACTCGGGTTCCCGTCTCTCCTCTACCTTCTCCGCTTCCTGCACGGGCGTCAGCGTCAGCGTGCCGTCCGGGTGGTGCTGGGCCATGTACGGGCCAGAAGTGGTGGGGGCAGGGGCGATGAGGGTGACTTCGTAGAAGTGCACGGTTATGTACTCACCGTTTACAATCCCATTAACATAGCCAAGCCCGCCTCCCCGTGGGGCCTCGGGCGGAATTACGGCTGTCACGGTGAACTCTTCGCCGTAGTGTCGCTCTTTTTTCTCCGCGATTCGTACCCGGTCCCCTATCTTGAATAGATGCCCTACGCTCATAACGATCCTCCCAGCGCCCCGGTGTCCCCCGGAGGCGCTTTCTTTTGATCCTCCCTTTGCCGCGCGACGGCTGACGCGGCAGGGTGCCCGCCAGGGGGATGGGTTGGAGGGGATTAGCGAGTGCGGGCGTAAGCGGCCCCACGCCTCAGAGCGCGGTGGATGTGCGCGGCGCGGCGTTCAGCAGCGCAGTAAGTCAAATAGTCCTGATAGGCCGCTTCATCGTCGGCGTCCTGCTGGCGCAGATCATCCACGGCTTCCTGCATTTCCTCCCGGCTGGCATAGCAGGCGCGGGCGGCAGTCTCTACCGTGTGCTTCCCGCCCACCACGTCACGGGCATAGCTGAACAGGTAGCGATCCGTGTCATCCTCCCGGCGCTGTTCATGCTCCCGGCTCTCTGCCTCGATTTCCTCTTGCGTCATGCCGCCGAACAGGCAGTCATAGCAATAGCCAGACATGAGCCGCTTCGGGTAGGTGTTTTCGTGGCACCCAACGCAGGTGTATTCCAGTTCGAGTTGTCCGTCGTACATGGTGCGCCTCCTGTTTATGTGACAGAAAGTCTCAGATTTGAGAAGCTGTCAGAATCTGAAACTCTGAAACTTTTTGAACATTCGGCGCGTAACGGCACACAGAACGGCCTCGACAACCTTCTGTGTGCCCGCGCCGCTTCCCATATCCGAGGGAGGCGGTTGCCTTTGCGTGCGGCTGAACGGCTCTGCGTATGTGACCCGGCGGAGCTACCGGAAGGCTTTTGAAACAGTGTTCGGCTGGCGGTGGCAGGTCTGGCCCTCACTCGGCGTCTCTGAGCGGCGCGTCACCCACACGCCCATCTCTCCCCGGTTCATCGGTGGCCTGCTCTGGCCCAGTCGTTCATGCATCCCCGGCATGGCGGGCGGCTGGCCCCTGTGATGGCCTACCTTGTTGCGAAATTGTCATGCTGCACGCCCCTAGAGGCAATGGAGAGAGGACTTACCCGGCCCTCCCATCGGGTTGAGCGGCTTAGTTCTGGATTCCTTCGTGCCCGTGGCAGCGCTCAACGTGCTTGCCGCAGATCGGGCAGCGTTCGCCGCGTGCCCATTGCTCTTCCTCGCGCTCCCAGCGGGCTTTCACGTACACGCCCAACCCGATCAGGGCGGCAAAGACGACAAGGGCCAGCGCAGTCACTTGCGGCCTTCAATGGCGGCAATCCTCAGCCGTTCGTGGGTGCGGATGAGGTGCAGGCGGGCGATGTAGGCGGGGTGATCGGCGGGCAGGTATTCCATGCCTGCAATCCATTCGTTGCGGCAGGCGTTGGCTTCGGCCACGGTGAGGCGGGGGCCTTCTGCGGCCCAGTTCAGGCGCTTCACGCCCGCCTCCTGCTCAGCACGCCCAGTCCGCCCAGCAGTCCGGCCCCCACGATCAGGCCCAGGCTGAGGGCGTCAGGGGCGCTTCCGGCAGAGTGGTAGAGGCCAGCAGCGAACAGGGCGAGGGGTGCGGCGAGGCGGATCACTGGGCCGCCTCGTTCAGCGCGTCAAAAGCTGCCGCCGCTTTATTCCGTGCGTCCCGATAATCGGTATAGGCATCGGCTGCTCTTCTTGCGCTGTCTTCGGCGTGTCGCTGAGCGCGGTAAGCCGTTTCCTGATGGGCTAGGTAAACGTCATGCAGTTCGGCAGCGCGGCGGGCGAGGGCGTCATAAGCCTGTCTCGCGCCCCAGCTCATACCCGCGCCCCGTTCACGCTGTACCGCACCTGCGCCACCCCGCCCAGGCCGTTGCTCAGGCTCAGGGTGTCGGGCGCGGCGCGGTAGATGCCCTCGCACATGCCGCTATCGGTGTTCGGATCGTGTTCCGTGCATTCCCCGCCTTCCCAGCTCAGCACGCGCCGCCTGTTGCAGCGGTCACAGCGCGAGTGCGTCATGCCCTGCGCGGCCAGCCGTTCCTGCCGCCTCGCGTCCCGCACCTCGCAGCGGGCGTCAAAGGCCGTCACTGGATCGGCAGAAGCCAGAGCGCGGGTCAGGGCGGCGGAGACAGAGGAGCCGTCACGGGTGGTGATGGATTTCAGGTAGAGGGGCGGATGGGCGGCGCGGGTCAT